CCGCGGGCCAAGGGAGGGCAGCCGAGGGAGGCGGACAGCAGGACGCTTGCCAACCACCTCTATCGTTACATAGAGGCACTGCGCCCCGACTACATCCAGATTGAGAACGTGGTCGAGTTTATGAGCTGGGGCGAACTTGATGAGAACGGCAAGCCCATCGACAAGCTCAACGGCACCGACTACGTGCGTTGGTGCAACCGTGTGATGTCATACGGCTACAACTACAGCTGGAAGGAGCTGAACGCTGCAGACTACGGTGCCTACACTTCCCGAAAGCGTTTCTTCGGCCAGTTCGTCCGTCACGGGCTTGTCGGTTCATTCCCTGCACCCACACATGCCAGGAACGGCTATGACGTTGGCGGCATGTTCCCCATACACCTTGACAAGTGGAAGCCCGTCCGCGACGTGCTCGACCTTGATGACGACGGTGAGAGCATCTTTGGCAGGAAGAAGCCCCTTGTGGAAAAGACGCTCAGCCGCATATATGCCGGGCTTGTCAAGTTCGTCGCAGGGGGGCAGGATGCTTTCTTGGTCAAGTACAACAGCTGCAACCGTGCCGGGAATTATGCACCCCCGTCGCTGGACGACCCGTGCCCAGTGGTGGCCGCGCAGAACCGCCTCGGGATGGCAAAGGCTCACTTCCTTTCCAAGCAGTTCGGAGGCGACCCTGCCGGTAAGAACAGTAGCGTGGACGTGCCCGCTGGTGCGGTGACCTGCATCGACCATCATGCTCTCATCACCTACTACGGCCATGGCCGCATGTCGTCCGTTGACGAGCCGTCGCCCACCCCTACCACGCATGACAGGGTGGCCAAGGTGAACGTCAAGTTCCTTGCCAACGAGTTCAGCGGAGGAGGGCAGATAGCGAGTGTTGACAGTGTGTGTCCCGCCATACTTACGAAGCCGAAGCAGCAGCTTGTGTCTGCATTCCTCATGAATCCCCAGTACACCTCCGCTGGCGGTTCCATCGACAACCCCTGCTTCACTTTGATAGCCCGAATGGACAAGATGCCGCCGTATCTGATACAGACGGAGCAGGGTCTTGGGATAGAAGTCTATCCGACCGACAGTCCCATGACCCGAAAGATTAAGGAGTTTATGTCCGTGTACGGTATCATAGACATAAGAATGCGGATGCTAAAAGTGTCGGAGCTGTTAGCCATCATGGGCTTCCCTGTGGACTACACCTTGGTCGGCACCCAAAGCGAGCAGAAGAAGTATATCGGAAACGCCGTAGAGGTCCACATGAGCCGTGCGCTCTGTGAGGCACTGGCACAAACACTGGGAGGTGCGGCATGAAACTGGTGGTAACATTGACCAAACAATACTTCAAAAGCCACCCGAAGGCCGGGGAGCCTACGCAATTTGCCGACATGGTGAGGGGTGGAAGCAAAATACACACATGCCGAGACAATGCGGACTACTGGATAGGAAAGATTGAGTCGCTCAAGGCCACAGGCGGCACACTCTGCATTAGGGAGTGGTCTGGCAGGCCCTACAGAAGCCCACAGGACACGGTTATGGAAATATCTTCAGAAGTAGTGCATGTAAGTGTGCTGAAGCTGACACGTCTGACATTCGATGGCCCAACGAGCGGATGCCATTACCATACCTATTCGGCTATCGTCGGCAATAGGCATGTCTTGACAGAGGAAATAGCCAAGAATGACGGGTTCGATAACGAGCATGACTTTCTGGCATTCCTCGACCCCTTGTTTGATAAGTACCAGAGCGAGACAATACGCCTGGCAATAATACATTTCACGGACTTTAGATATTAAAAACAACACAATGGAAAACATAGTCTACATCAACAACAAGACTGGGCAGCACGTCCCAGAGGGATACCCGAACACCACCGCCTATTACAGCGAGGATGCTGTAAAAGAAATTCTTCTGCAAGTAGTTAATGACGCAAACCATCTAATTGATGTGTCCACTACCGTACACAAGACAAAACTTGACGCGGAAAAGTACATTCCGCATGTCGTGGAATTATTGCGGAAAGGAGGTAAGAAATGAGCAAGACATCGATAGTGTGGACTAACTACACATGGAACCCCGTCACAGGCTGCACCAAGTACTCTGCAGGATGCCAGCACTGCTATGCCGAAGTAATGGCAAAACGCTTGAAAGGTATGGGGCAGAAACGTTATGCAAACGCCTTTGAGCTAACCCTGCACCCCGAAGCCCTAAACGAACCGAAGAAGGTTAAGGATCCGAGCATGGTTTTCGTATGCTCTATGTCCGACCTCTTCCACAAGGACGTGCCGGACGAGTTCATCGACAAAGTCATACAGGTAATCAAGGACTGCCCTCAGCACACTTTCCAGCTGCTCACCAAGCGTACCGAGCGGATGCACGACTACTTCACTTACGGCAAGCACCCAGTCCCGCGAAACTGCTGGGTCGGCACGACGGTTGAAAACCAGCTTGCAGTCCGGCGCATACCGTGGCTTGCCGAGATAAAGGGCGCAACCGTCCGCTTCCTGTCGTGCGAGCCGTTGCTCTCCGACCTCAAAGACCTCGACCTGTTCAATATCGACTGGGTGATTGTGGGAGGCGAGAGCGGCAACCAAGCCCGGCCCATGAGCGCAGGATGGGCGTTCAGCGTCAGAAACCAGTGCCAGGAACAGGATGTTCCGTTCCTCTTCAAGCAGTGGGGAACGTATGGTCCAGACGGTATCAAGCGCAGCAAAGAAGCCAACGGGCGACTGCTTGACGGCAAGGAATACAACGGATTTCCCAAAGTCTGGAAAGGAGGCGATAGATGAGTGCCCATTTGACAGAAAACGACTCTTATCTGTTAAGAGAGCAGCTTCTGCACAACGAGACATTTGTCCACGAGGCTCGAATGAACCTACTCTATGACGAAACCGTCATCATGCTCGTCCAGCGGCTTGGGTGCCGCATCTATAAAGATGGCGATAGCTGGTGCTGCCTTTACGGTGAGAACATCCAAGAGGGTATTAGTGGATGGGGTGAATACCCCTATCAAGCCGCTCTTGATTTCCGCAAGGAATTCATGGGTGAGAAAGGAGGCCCCAATGCGTGAAATAATTTTCCGAGGCAAACGCCTCAACAACGGAGAATGGGTGTATGGCGGTATAATGGTACGACTTTAGCAAACCAAATAATAAACATAAAAGATGAAGAATAAAGAAGTTATAGTGACGGTACATAGTACCGATGAATTGCAGGCAGTCGATAGAAAGGTGTTCCGTTACACCGCAGAGCCTGTGGTCAAAAAGTATATTGAGGATTTCCTTGATAACGATACTGGAGAAGTTGTGTCCTGCGAGCGCAACGAACTTATCTTTGAGAGAGGCAGAGCCCTGTCCCCAGACGACTTTTCCATCCTGTTGTTCCACTTGCAGTGCGAGGATGTCACCGAGGTAAAGCTGAGCGATGTCCAGCGCAGGGGAAACGTTGTCGGCGGGTGCCACTTCCGTCTGTGGGCTGTAAAGGCATGCGGTATAAAAAAGCTGAAGATGCTGCTTCGTGCCGACAATGCCCTGCTCGCCTACGAGGTAGCCAAGGACTACATCGAGTTGAACTATGAAGGCACGTTCACCATCGAGGGCATCAAGACATTCAACGACTGCTATGTCATCGAACCAGAGAAAGACGATGGGAAGCGGAATATCTCCGCTGACAGATGGTGGTACACAGTCGAAGTAGAATCATTGCAGCAGGACCCCGGCGAAGAGCCCGTGTCACTCGGGACAGGCCGCTTCGTCGTGTTCGCAGAGAATGTGGAAAGTGCCAATGCCATCATCGGACGCTATATGGCAGAAAACAAAGCCAAGAAGGGCGAGACCGTCAACAATGTCATCCTGCGCACCAAGTCCGCATCGGTCATCAGCTGCAACGTCGTAGTACCCGCAGAATTCTGCTTCGCATACACCAAAAGAAACGAGGAGAACCAATAACGTCTGGCAACCTCGGAATATGGGAGGGGTATTCAGTAAACATGACATTAACAATTAACCAATGTAATAAAAAAATAACAGCAATGAATTATACAACAGAATCAATCACACCCAGTAGGGCACAAGAGTATTATAACACATCCAAGGGCAATAGAAGTATTTCAGAACGAGTAGTAGAGAAATATGCCATGACCATGAAAAAAGGAGAGTGGCTACTAAACGGCATCCCTATCGTCTTCGATAACGATGGGCATCTTGTTGACGGGCATCACCGTTTATTAGCCGTTATCAAGGCAGGCATACCTGTTAGTTTCAGTGTAACACGAGGAGCAGTAGAGGGTAGCTTTGCAACTTTCGACTGTGGCAGACATCGCACATTTGGACAGCTACTCGACATTAAAGGAGTAAAGAACTATAACGCTGTAGCCTCTATCGTCTCTGCGTATCAAACGCTGAAAGACACTGGTCGCCTTTATTGTAACAACGGCTTAGATACGACGACGACTATGCGAGCTCGGCGGAGTAATCAAGAGAACGTTGAGCTATTTAGTAAAGATATGCAAGGTTATGAGCAAGTTGCATCCGTTATGGTTGGTTTGAAAAACAGGACTAATATCTTGCAGATTTCTTGGGCAGGCGGCATGTACTACTACCTTACCCATGAAGGAAACTATAGTGAAGAGGTGGTGTATAGATTTTTCGATAACCTATACTCTCTGGACGAATCCAAGATCGCTCCTATCGAACTACTACGAAAGAGAATAATCAAAACCAAGTTGGCTGGTGTCAAAATGCAAGACAAAATACTCTGGGCGTTGCTTGCCAAGTCTTGGAATTACTATATAACTAACCAATCAATCAAGACATTAAGCTTCAGCGAAAATAAAGAGAAAATACAAAAGCTGATTGTTAATCTGCCTCATGAATGAACTATTAGACAAATAATGTACAAAAGATAACTACGGAGGCCGCCATGAGTCGAAATAAAATCATCAACACAGACTGTCTGGACTACCTGCTGGTACAGCCGAGCGACAGCATAGACTTCGTGCTCACATCGCCGCCATACGCCTGTATAAGCGCAAGGTAGAATGGAGCTTCGGCAAGTTTCAGAGCATCGCGGTCGAACTGGCACGGTGCCTAAAGCCTGGCAGCGTCATAGTATGGGTTGTCGGGGACGAGACTGTCAACCACAGCGAGACTGGCACGTCGTTTCGCCAGGCGTTGTTCTTCAAAGACCTCGGGCTAAACTTGTACGACACCATGATTTTCGAGAAGGCGAACCCCCTGCCGGGCTACAGGCCGAGCATGTACCGCCAGTGCTTTGAGTATATTTTCGTTCTCTGCAAGGGGGAAATGCGCATATTCAACCCCATCATGGAAAAGACCACCACGACACGCGAGACCATCTACAGGAAAGCGAACAAGTGGAGCATGGAGAATGGCAAGACGACCACAGGGGAACAGCGTCGGCCAACGCCCGGCATGAGATACCACAACAACATCTTCCGATACGGCGTTGGCGGGGTCAGCGTGGATCATCCCGCGACGTTCCCGATGCAGCTTGCCATCGACATGATTTACACCTACACCGATGAAGGCATGACCGTTTACGACCCTTTTGCCGGAAGCGGGACGACCAACCTCGCTGCATACCGCCTCAACCGTTCCGCCATAGGCACCGAAGTGGTGGAGGAGTACGCCGCCCTCGCTCAGAACCGAATCGCTGCGGCCATGGCCCAGCAACAAATCGACTTTGGACTATGAAGAAATCCCACTACAAGAAAGCTATCGACCTCCTGTTCGAGAGGTGGCCGTATGAGAGCGGTTTCGACCCAGAGCAAGACATTACGACCCTCTGTATTGCGCCCGCAGAGGGAGAGGAGGGTGACACCAACACCTATGCCTACGTGGAATGCCATTGCAACCCGAGCGACTACAGGTACAACAAGCCCAAAGTTATAACCGTGACATTCAACCTATCAAACAAATAAAATAATCACAAGACAATGAAGCTAATTAAGATTATCAGACACACGCTGAGGGTGGAATACAGGCTGACTGTCATCACAGCCAAGGAGACGACAAACACCTATGGGACGAACCGAAGGCTTCTTTCCAAGATGGCAAGGCGTCTGACGGCATCGTGCTATTGGAGCCTGTACAAGAAAGGCCCGTTCGGGCTGCCCGAAAGACTTATAGACTACGGTGAAATAATACGCGTTCAATAAACACTAATCAGCATGAAGAACAAAAAGGACGACGAACACAAGATACAAACAGGCTGCGTCAACTGGTTCCGATACATCTATGATGACGCAATAATATACGCCGTTCCCAATGGAGGGAGGCGAAACCGCGAGACTGGCTCACGGTTAAAGGCGGAGGGGGTTCTGGCTGGTGTGGCAGACCTCACTATTCTCTCAACAGCTGGAACTATCTTCATTGAAATGAAGACAGAGAACGGGCACCAGTCGGCTGCACAAAAGGAGTTCCAGACAAAGGTTGAGGCGATGGGGTATCACTACCATGTATGCAAGTCTTTTGACGAATTCAGAGAGGCGGTAGAGAAGGAACTGGGAAAACGTTGAGCCAAGTAAAAAGACAGGTTGGGAAAATCCGTGTTTGTTGAACACGGATTTTTTTTATATCTTTGCATCGTGGATTAACAGAAACTAAAATCGCATAAAATAAAACTATTAATTAATAATCAGTCTGTTGTGAAAATCACTCCAACGGCTTTTATGCAAGAAAAACCGCAAAAGAGACCGACACAACCGACATAAAAAAGAGAAAACGGATGAATTCATTATCTACCACAAGCGGGATATTGTTGATTTTGGGCTACTTTGCAGCCATGTTGGCAGTGGTTCTCGCAATGAGAAAGGGCTACGGCTCCAAGTATGACAAATTTGAGTATTTTGTAGCCAAAAGACGTGCGCCGTGGCTACTCACGGCATTTTCGATGGCTGCGACATGGGTGTGGGCACCCAGCCTGTTCACAGCGTCAGAAATGGCATACACCAAAGGCTTTGCCGGGGTGTTCTGGTTCGTTGTTCCTAACGTGCTAACATTGATGCTGTTTGCAATCTTCGCACGGAACTTTAGGAAGAAATGGCCTTATGGGTGGACGTTCTCGGACTACATTCGGGAGAAGTACAGCAAGCGGTCACACACAATGTTTCTTGTGGAGAGCTTCGGACTGCAGGTGTGCAGCTTTGCGGTCCAACTGCTTGCAGGGGCGACGATATTCCACAAGATTACAGGTATGTCGTTTCTGGTTACTACGGTGTTGCTGGCTGCAATACCCCTCATGTACACCTTTTTCAGTGGCATACGCGGTTCCATTACCACGGACTTCATCAAGATGGGTTTCATTGTCACCGTGCTGCTTCTCGGACTCCCCATCATATCGAGCAATATAGGATGGGACACACTCACTGCGGGTCTCGGAGGTATCTCTGGGGAATACAGCAGACTGTTTAGCGGCAAAGGCATCGACGTTATGCTCTCATTCGGCATACCTACCACCATAGGCCTGCTGAGCGGCACCTTCGGCGACCAGATGTTTTGGCAGCGGACATTCAGTGTGAAAAAGCAACACGTTGGAAAAACCATGTTCACTGCCGCCCTTATCTTCGGCATTGTACCCATAAGCCTATCTTTATTCGGGTTCTTTGCCGCAGGCAGTGGGCTGGAGGTGGCAGACACCCAACTGGTAAACGTTTCCACGGTGATTGCCTATACTCCGAAATGGTTCCTATACCTGTTCTTTGTCCTTATACTTGCAGGTCTGATGTCAACGGTTGACAGCATATTATGCGCCGTATCTTCTGTTGCGGGGCATGACGTGATGATACGCATCAGGCAGGAACACCCGAACATGGTGCGCAATATGGGTGACGTACAATTTGGTCGCCTTGCCATGGTCGTTGTCGCTCTTCTCGCCATCCTAATAGCCAATATCCCCGGCTTGACAATAACCTATCTTTTCCTGTTCTACGGCACTCTACGCTCATCGGTGATGTTACCCACCATATTCGCCATTCAAGGGCGTAAGATGACCGAAAGAGGGTTGTTCTGGGGCATTGTAGTGTCGTTGGCAGTAGGATTGCCGACATTCGCCATTGGTAAGCTGTGCAGTTCTACGGCATGGACGCTCGCAGGGTCGCTATTCACCATACTTGCATCTGGCATCATTTCACGAATACTCCCCAACCAAGAAAAACCTTGTCTCCACTCGGGGAAAAACCAATAATTTTCTTGGTTAAGCAACATCAATATCAACACCAAAAATCTATCAACATGAAGAAATTTCTTTTTATCACCCTTGCCCTCGCGCTGATGGCGGGGACGAACGCGCAAGTCTATGACGGCATCACCCAGCCCACGAAGTACCGACTATTGGTGCCGACGACAATCAATGCCGACAACGGCGCAGTCTCTGTGGCTCCGTTTGTCGGCTACAAGTACCAGACTCTGGAGTCGTTCTCTGCCACCACTGTCTTGCAGTACAATGTCGCATCCGGCTCATTAGTTCCGCAGGTGTGGCTCAATCTTAATGTGGCAGGGCATTTCTATCTGCTGACACGTTCCTCGTATGATATCGGAGCGGAGGTGTTCAAGCAGGGCCTGGCATCCACCGTAAAGCTGCCCCTTGGATTTATGATTGACTGCACATGGGACAACATCTACAACGGACACCAGTTCCTTGACAATGACCGACTGCAGGTTGTCGGGGGGTACGCGCACAAATGGCTTGTCATCAACGTAGGCTACTCTATGCGGCATTCGCCCGGCTTTATTGCTAACGCCCGTCTCAAAGCTACAGAATACACTTGGTTGCAGCTTAAATACGACGGCGGGCTGAATGCCGTGACTATATCCTCCGTGTTCAACGTATGAAAACCGAACTCGGACGGAAGCAGAACGAGACCAACGACCGCTTTGTCAAGGTATGGAATTCTATCGGGGAGTATGTAAGCCTTGATGAAGCATCGCGAGCCGTGGATGATGCAGCAGCCGAAGTGTTGCGTGTCACCCACGGCAAGCGTGTCGGTTACGCATGGAGCGGTGGCAAAGACTCCATTGCGCTACAGGTCGTGATGGAACGCGCCGGGATAAGGAAGTGCTATATGGCCTCCGTCTCGGCTTTGTCGTTTCGTCATTACCTGCCATGGTGCAGGGAACACGGACCCGCCTCGCTGGAGATACTTGATTACGATGAGGTGAATGTCGGCTGGCTTGCCAAGCACCCCCAGTACATATTCAACCAGCGTGACCACTCCATTTGGTCGAAGTTCTGTCAAGTCCGAGGGCATGACAGGTTCTGCCTTGACAACCGGCTTGACATGGTGATTCTTGGACGCAGGTATCAAGACGGAAACTATATCGGCCCCAAGGGGAGTAATGTCGTCACCAAAGGCAACGGCGTGACACTCTACTCCCCTATAGCCGATTGGCCACACGAACTGGTTCTGGCGGTGATTCACTATTTCAAGGACAGGGAGCTGCCGGAACTGTACACCTACCCAGAGGCGTTTGTCGAAGGCACACCCATCTGGCCGGACTACTACAAATCGGGCGAAGACACCGCCGCGTCCTATGGGAGAATCTACGACATAGACCGCACAATCATAGAGAGAGCTGCCAGGTACATACCCACGGCGGCTCAATTCCTAAACAGCAAAACAAGAATATAATGGCAACGAAAGAACTAAAGACGGTTCCCATTGACATGCTCAAAGAGCACCCTAAGAACCCGAACAGACATAGCGAGACCCAGATTGAGGCTTTAGCCAAGAGTATGGAGAGATACACCCAGTATTACCCCATCATCGTTGATGAGGATATGAACATCCTTTGCGGCCATGGGAAGAAACTCGCCTTGCAGCATCTTGGACGGAAAGAGGCAGACGTGTGTGTACTCCACGGGCTGACCGAGACCGAGAAGCTGAAAATCCTCGTCGAGGATAACAAGATACAATCCCTCGGATATGTCGAATATGACAAAGTAGAGGAAATCATAAGGCAGATAGGCGAGGCAGACATACTCGGCTTCCCGATGGACTATGTGAATGCCATTCTCGGTGAATTCAACACTGATGCGATGGGCGTGGATCTGACGGCACCCGTCACCCAGTCGGAAGTTAGAGGCTCGTCTACTGAACACACGACACAGCCTAATGAGACTGGGGCACCAGAACAGCCGTCGTCACCGTCTGCGCTGCAGCAGTTCGAACAGGGTGCGCAGGTCGCCCGTGTAATCAAGTGTCCCCATTGCGGAAAGGAAATAGCGATATGAGTAAGAAGAAAACGGACACTCCCAAACGGGACCTCTTTGAGCCGTTGAAGAAGTTGCAGTTCATAGACCGCGACCTCATCAAGCCCAACGACTACAACCCAAACAAGGTGCTGGAGAAAAACCTCCAACTACTGACCGAAAGCATACTGAGTAATGGTTTCTGCTTCCCTATCGTCATACGTCCAGACTATACCATCATAGACGGCTTCCATCGTTGGCTCGTGTCCGGCAGGGAGCCACTGAAAACGCTCCTTGGCAACAAGGTTCCAGTGGTGGTGGTCGCCCATGAGAACACCACTGACGACATGGCAGGAACAGTGACATTCAACAGGGCGAGAGGCACACACCTGCTGGAGCCAATGGAGCATATTGTCGAACGGATGATGAAAGAGGGCGACACCGTGCAGGACATAGCCAAGAAACTGGGCATGTCGATGGAAGAAGTGTTCCGACTGTCGAAGATGGACAGAGAGGACTTCCTCAATCTGATGACCGAAGGCACGAACACATATTCAAAGGTTGTACTTGAAAAAGTCGGGTGATGATACGCAAGGAAATAAACATATCGGTCGTACAGGCAGCCGAAAGGCGAGTACTGGAGGTGTTTAAGAACCACCGTGAGGTCGTCATGTCTATTTCCGGCGGGAAAGACAGTATATGCATGAGCGATATTGTCATCAAGACCATGCAGAAGTACGGCATAGAATTCTCCCGCCTCATGGTGCTCTTCTTTGATGAAGAAGCGATGTATCCAGACGTGATTGAGCTTGTCAAGCAATGGCGGCTCAAATTCCTCTCCCTCGGTGCAAGGTTCCTGTGGTTCTGCATGCCCATACGGCACTACAACTGCTGCAACAGGCTTGCCAACGATGAGAGTTTCTACTGCTGGGAGCCTGGCAAGGAGGAAGTCTGGTGCAGGCCGATGCCCCAATTCGCCATAAGGAACCACGCTCAGTTCAAGGTTGGCATGTCTTACCAGCAGTTCAGTAACACGGTGTTCAAGGACGTTTGCCAGTTGATAGGCCTACGCTCCAGTGAATCGCTACAGAGAAAGATGGCCGTCTTGAATAAGCGGGACACCATGAAGTTCTACCCTATCTATGACTGGAAAGACAAAGATGTCTGGCTCTACATCAAGCGCAACAATCTGGAGATACCGAAGACATACCTGTATCTCTACAAGTGCGGAGTGACGAAAAACAAGCTCCGTATCTCGCAGTTTTTCTCCATAGACACCATACGCACCCTGCCAAAGCTTCTGGAGTTCTACCCAGACCTGTATGAGCGTGTCATCCGCAGGGAGCCTAACGCCGACCTTGTAATCATGTACTGGAACACGTCGATGTTCCGAGGCTCTGGGCAGGATAGGGACTTCCAAATTGACCGAGACTGGAAGACCAAGCTGGCGGTGGAAATGAAACGTGCAGCAGCCAACCCATCGAACTACCCCGGCTATGTGGAGGCAAAACGTCTTCTCTCCAACGTGACAGACGAGACATACGCAAAAGTCTATCAAGACATCTATAATGTCCTTATAGCTGGAGACCCCAAGCGCAGGGCATATAGAGCCATTTTGTTCAACATTAAGTCAAGCAATAAGTGATGAAGAAGACCGACACAACCGCCCCAAAGACCAAGAAAGGCACCGCCAAGGCTGTCAAAGCACCGAAGACGGTAAAGAGTAAGGGCAAGACTGAGAAAGGGGCTGAGAAGCCAAAAAAACAGGCTACCGACCCGAAGAAACAGGCTGAGAATGCCAGGCGGGCAGCGTCCACACAAAAAACGGTACAGGCAGAAACGGCCAAACGCAAGGCTGACTTCTTGGAGATATTCAAGAATAACATGTGCATTGTCGCATCCTCATGCCTTAAGGCTGGCATACACCGCTCGACATACTACCAGTGGAGGAAAGAGGATGCCGAATTCTCAGCTGCCTGCGACGACATCGAGGAATTGCAGAAAGACATGGCGGAGGCTTCTATACTGAAACAGATTAAGGATGGCAACACCACCATGACCATATTCTACGCCAAGACGAAGATGAGAGACAGAGGGTATGGAGAAAAGCAAGATGTCAACCTCCACACTGACGAAGAGCTGGATTTCAGCAAGCTCACCGACGAGGAACTGCTCCAATATAATGAGCTGCTGAGCAAGATGCACAAAAGCGACACACCAACAGAATAACGCACCATGGCCGAAAAACAGATAGTGATACCGCGCGAGCTACAGGTCAAGATGGAAATGTTCCGTCGTGGCCTATTCGACTTTATCACTGTCCGTGAAGGTAAGAAGCACGTCAAGCAGGAAATGGCGTTGCAGGTGTTGATGGACCACTCCACAAGTGAATTCCTGTACGGTGGTGCTGCCGGCGGTGCAAAGTCATGGACGGGTGCCGCATGGCTGACATTCATGTGCCTACTCTATCCCGGCACGAAATACTTTGTAGGCCGTAACGTACTCGCCCGACTGTTGGACTCCACTCAGCCGACTTTCCACAAGGTATTTGCCGCCTATGGGGTGCCGAAGCACCTGTGGAAGTTCAACGGCTCTCGCAACTACTTCGAATTCTACAATGGCTCCCGAATAAACCTTATAGAGCTGAAAAGGACACCCAGTGACCCATTCTTTGAAGACTTGGGCTCCATTGAATACACCAGCGGATGGATTGAAGAGGCTGGTGAAGTGTGTTTCGATGCCTACGATACGCTAAAGTCACGTATCAACAGACAGTACAATGACAAGTACGGACTGCTCGGCAAGCTGTTTATCACCTGCAACCCGAAAAAGAACTGGCTGTTTAATGAATTCTACGAGCCGTGGAAGAAGTGTATGCTGCCTGATGGCAAGGTGTACATGCCATGTCTGGTACAAGAAAACCCGTTCATTGAAAAAAGCTACATTGACAAGTTGCGCTCCATCACAGATAAGGTGAAGCGAGAGCGACTGCTCAAAGGTAACTGGGAGTACGACGACAATCCGAACATGCTATGTTCCTACGACAATATCCTTGCAATGTTCGATAACCCCATCAGCAGGTATGCCGGGGAGGAGCAGCCGAGATTCATCACCTGTGATGTCGCCCGCTTCGGATCCGACCGGGCACGTATCATCGTGTGGCAGGGATGGCGGTGGCTGGAGGTACATAGCTTTGATATATCCAAGACTACGGACATCGAGGCATGCATCCGTGCCATGATGAAGAAGTGGCGAGTGCCGCCCAAGCAGGTGGTTGTTGATGAAGATGGTGTAGGTGGTGGTGTGGTGGACCACATCGGCTGTCTTGGATTTCTGAACAACGGCCAGCCATACCCAGACCCGTCAAGCAACGAGAAAGAGAACTACAGGAACGCACAAGCCCAGTGTATCTACAAGCTGGCAGACCATATCAACAACCACGACGTAGTGATACCTCGCGACCTCATCAGTCGGGAAGAGGAGGAGCAGATAACGCGCGAGTGCGAGCAGCTGCAGTCGTGGAATGTGGATAGTGACGGGAAGCTGGAAGCCAAGCCCAAGGCAGAAATCAAGGAGGATATCGGACGGTCGCCGGACTGGCGCGATGCCATGTTCATGCGATGCGTCTTTGACTACCTCAATTACATCATACCCGACGACTTAGAGAGACGATTAGCAAAATTCTTAATTTAATCCATACAACCATGAGTTTAATAGATGTTTTTAAAAACGAAATCAAGGCTGCTGTCGGCTACCAGCAGACATTTGAGGAACTGATTGCCAACGGTGACGTGCGCCGGGCGATAGGCATGATGGAAGACAGGTCAATCCGTGCATCGGAATGCATCCGTGAATACGAGTGCGAGTCGCACAAGATTATGAAACGGAAGCCTAAGGTTATCCGCGACAAACAGGGGAATGTCGTTCGGTCGAAGGAGCTGAATAAGATTGCCATTCCATACCCGCTGTACATTAATGAAATTGCTTTGGTGTTCATGTATGGACGACCGCCCAAGTGGATTGACGGAACCCCGGCCCCACACCGTGATGAACGCGCCGCACTCGATGAAGAGCGCAAGACGTTACAGGAGGATGACCCCAGACTGAAAGAGATAGATGACAGGATTGCTGCCATACAGCGCGAGCAGGACAGGATAACTGAGCGTTTCAAAAAGTACACCGATTTAATGACAGAGGCGCGGTTCGACGCACACATCAGAGAGGCTAAACGAGCAGCAGGTATCGAAGAGTGCTCCGCCATGCTCTTCCACTGCTACAAGGAAGACGGTCAGCCCAAGATGAAAATCAAGGTTCTGTCGAAAATGGAGAATGACGACATCTACACCATGTTCGACCAGTACGGTCGTCTGGTTGCATTCGCGTGGGGGTACAATACTGTCGATGCCTCAGACAAGACCTTGCACCACTACGACATCTACATGAACCACAGAATATGGCGGTGCAGCCAGCACGGGTTTGGTCAATGGAATATCAAGGCGGAAGACAATCCTATTGGGAAGATACCCGTCATTGTCTTCCTGCAAAAACGTGAATGGGAACAGACCACATCGCTCATCGACCGTGTAGAGAAAGCCATGTCGTCTGTGGCTGACAGTAACGACCGATTCAGCGACCCCAAGCTGGTTGCCACTTCGGAAGTGCTCAATAAAGAGCATCTGCCAAAAGACGAAGAGGATGGAGACATGTTCGTCGTAAAGGCTGGTGGTGATGTTCACTATCTTGAACGCACCGATAGCAACGAGGCCAGGAGTTCGGAGATTGACAAGCTGGATGACCAGATATTGAGCAAGTCGTTTACACCTAACTTGACCCTTGAATCACTCAAGGGACTCGGCCAGGCAAGCGGTCGAATGCTTGAACAATACTTGATACTCGCGAACATCAAGGCAGACAAGCACAAGGAAAAGCACGACGAGTACCTTTCCAGAACATCCAATCTGGTTCTGGCAATCCTCGACAATGTGCTGGATATCCCCAACAGGGGTTACTCCGAACTGGTAGTCTTGCATGAGTTCAGTGAGCCATTCGGAGAGGATGTATCGCAGATACTCAGCGATGCCACCAAGCAGCACAATGCCGGTGGCATGTCCACAGAGACATACCTCGAACACTCCTATCTCATCAAGGATAAGAACCTCGAACTGGAGCGTCTTGAACGCGAGAAGCAGGAAAAGTTGAGAGAATACCAGATGCAGCAGAAGATGGACGCATTCGGATTAGCAGACTAACCATGGCAGCAAGACCGAAAAAAGAAGAGAAAAAGACGGACACTGGCACATGCCGGGAGTGTAAGCTCTCATACGACTACCATGAGCTGACCAACTACGAGCCACGCAAGCCCTTCATGTGCAAATGTCCGCACGAAAGATGGAGCCAGTTTCTTGACAAACTGTGCGTGAATGGAAAATTTGTCAGAAAGTGAAACCAGACTACAAAAAGATACGAGACGCGGTATTCGCCCTATGCGAGAGGAACGCCAAAGAGGTGTCCCAGTTGTACGACGATGCCATTATGGAGATAGCCCAGGCGATGAAAGGACTGGAGATAGACGAGAGTCAGCCGTTCAACTTCGAGGATTACGGCTTGCAGGATAAGGTGGACGAGATAATGGACCGTCTTGAAGCGTCTATCACCAACAAAGTGCGCGACGGTGTGGTGGCAGCTTACGGCATGTCGTATGCCAATTGTGAAGCACTCATCAAGTATGCAGTCGGAGAACATGTCTCAGACAAGATAATGAAGCGGTTCCTGCCAAAGCTCAGAGCAGAGCAAGCCGCCAACGCCTTTATGAAGAATGTCCCCACACCGTCGGGGAAGCTGTGGAACGGAGAGACATTGGCACTGATGACAAGTGCCGTTGAGGATGCCATTAAGCAGGGTATGTCGGCCAGCAAGATGGCGACACAGATAAAGAAGTACCTATTAGACCCAGACGACTGGCACAGACATTTCCGATACAAGGTCGGGGAGGATGAAGAGGGGAACCCCGTCTATGGCCGCAAGTGGAAGAAACGAGAGTGGGATGAGACGACAAAGAGATACTACTGGGTGGACCATAAGCCGGGCGAACCGCACCCCGGCCACGTCGGTGGTTCTGGTGCATACCGCAGTAGCTATAAGAATGCCCTGCGATATGCCCGTACCACAACGAACATTGCCTACAGGACTGCCGATTACGACCAGTACCAAGAGCTGCCTTTCGTCATCGGCATTGAGATTAAGCTGTCGAACAACCATCCTGTGCCCGACATCTGCGACGACCTTGCAGGGGTGTACCCAAAAGACTTCAAATGGACTGGATGGCACCCCAACTGTCGGTGCTACCAAGTACCAGTACTTGCCAAGATGAAAGACGTTGCCAAGATGGTGGATGCTATCCTTGATGATGAAGACCCAGAGGGGGTAGAGTGCGAGGGTACCGTCACGGAACTGCCGGACAACTTCACCGCCTGGGCTGTCAAGAACAAGGACAGAATGGAAGAGGCCGCCGGGCGTGGAACGCTGCCGTACTTCATACGAGACAATGAGCAATTGGTGTCACGAACACTCGCCCGTAAAGGCGTGCCCGACAAGGATGTTCACAGCATATTCACCTCTGCTACAAATACCAAAGAGTACCGCCAAATAATACTCAACAGGAAAGCAGAATATGAGAAATATCTGTCCAGCCCGGATTATATAGATGTGCTTTTCAACGCACATAACGGAGGACTTACGGCAATTCATAAAGAACATAATTTCGACCATATCAAGGGAGATTATGAAAAGAATGTGCTATCTGTAGGGTATCGCTCTGGGCACTCGGTGGTTCTGCTGGGTGAATGCGGAAAAGGAAAGGGTGTTTCATACGCTGACGGCATGTGGGACGGAAAGCCGTTTGAAATTGCCGGAGCCGAAACTGCAACATCGAACAATATCAAGAAGGCCCTAAACCATTGTGCAAGCAAAAATGGTGTAAGGGTAGCGGTGGTGTATTTCCCCAACGCAATACCAAACATGCAGGAGATACAGAGCGCGATGCGCCGATACTACAGACTGGTCAATACTAATGCAAACGGCACAACAGATTTTGATGTAATCTATTTTATGACAAAAGACGGAATTATCCACGAGCATAGTAGGCACCAAAAGAAATAAAAACATAAAGGGGGCGGTTCTCCGTCCCCCTCCGTCGGCACCCCAGGCTCCCTTTCGGGTACACCCAAGGATTTTGTTGTCAGTTCAGCCCTTACGGACCCGAACCAGTATTATCAGATCCAAGCGAAACTTGTCTCTGTTTTTCAAGTGCAAAAATACAACTATTTTTCCATTCACCAAAATTTATTTTTTATTTGACTGATATTCTGTTGTATTTATGTGGTTGTTTTTTTGTTATTTGCTTGTTGTTTGTCGGTTATTCTCTCGTTATTTAGGGGTGATTACGGTGATGACACACTTGCTGTTGGCATAATGGTGTTTAGGGTCGATTTGGGTATTGCTCAGATACTCTGCGCTCACCCCTATGATATCCTCACCGAACTCTTTGCTGATTGACGACTTCGAGCAGAAGTAGAAGTCGTTCTCCCCATTATGCTTGACGTGCAAGTGCACATGGTAAATCTTTCTTGGCGGCTTATTCATTTCAGTATTATCTTTGATTGTACGGTAATCGATGGGCGTTTCACGGAGCGGCTACGGAATCCAATCCGAGGCTCCTCCTCCGTATCGCCCCACACATGGATATCCCCGATGCCGGTGCGCCGATAAAAGCGCACCATGGCATCGAAAACATCCTGTTCGAGCTGTTTCTTGGACTCTTCTATGCTCGTCTTATCCATGCCCGGCTACTTCTTACCACCCTTACCGCCTTTTTTCTGCCCGCTCGTGGCTTTTTTCTGCGGCTGTGGGTTCTTTGTTGGTTCTTTGGTTTGAGGGGCTTCTGGGGTGGGTTCTGTGGCTTCTACGGGCTTTGAGTCGCCCTCTGAACCCTGCGCACCGTCTTCGGGATCATCATCGGTGGATGTGGCACCGTCTATGATGGCGGTGGCTTTCTCAATCATGGACTCCACGCGCTCCAGTGCATCCTTATCGTTCTGTCCGTCGTAGAATGAACGAGCCTCATACAGGAGCTTCCGTTGCTCAATGGCAATTGCCCTGTCGTCCATACCATGAATGTCGGCTCCGCTCACCGCGACAATGTGGCGCGTTATTGCGGACGGCAACTCATCGACGTTGGTAGGCGGCTGGAATGCCGCTTCCGTTCTGACTGGCTCGGTCGTGGGAGACTGTTCCCCATCGTGACTGATGGGTGCAGCCTCTTGTACCTCGCTTTCAAGCATGGCGATTTCCTGTTCGAGCTGGTGTTTCTCTACGAGGTAGGCATCAGCTCTGGTGTCCTTGTAATTCTGCTCGGCAATGGCGAGCTTTCTTCTCAGTTCTTTAATTTTTTCCATTGTGTTGTTTGATTTAAGTTAATATTGATGTTATACAGCCTTTCGGCGTGATTTCGTAGCTTTTACAAAGTCGTTTTTGTGGCTTTCCAAGATATTGCATATTTCTTGATATCGCTTTGGCACCTCGTTGCATACACCTCTACACTGCTTGACATGGAAGTCTGAACGGTCAAGTTCTATGGTGGCAATTCTTGTGTCGCCAGACCTTGCGCTGAGAATTAGGCTTTCCTTTCGCTTCCAGTAATTCTCGACGCAGTGGTGCATCGCCTCACCCTCCGCGACAAACTCCTTATAGTTTTGTAGGGGCTTGATGGTGATGTCGCCCGATACTATCACGATTGTGAGCAGCTTGGCATTATATTTCTTATACAGACGCTCATACTCTTTCTTCTTTGCCATTTCCTCGCGCTTTCGGGCTATTTCCTGCGCACGACGCTTTTTCTGTAGTCTCTTGTAGAGCATGTCGTGCATCCCTTTCAAGTCGCCGGGCAGGACATATTTGGGTGACTTGATGTCAAGATTCAGCTGTTTGGCTATATCCAGCGTATCATACCACATCGTCACATCATTCGGCATATAATCATGCCTGATGAGCATCTTAATCTGTTCCCAGTATAGGCTTATCTTGTACGATTCAAGGTTGAACCAGATATCGAACCTCTTTGCCTTGGCCAGTGTCTCGTATTTGGGATTACCTATAAGCCGTCTGAACGTCTCCACTGGGAAATAGCTTTTCAGTTCTTTACAATAGCCGTTTCTCGTAATGATTGGCAGTACCTTTTGTCGGGGATAGACAACCGTCGCGCCAAATTCGTAAAAATCGGTATTATACTTGATGGACATAGGCATGTCGTATCTGTATATGTCGCTGTAACAGCTGTACAATCCGACGCGATGGCGGGCAACGACAATAGTGCTTCGCCCCGGCATCTGGTATATCTGCGACACCTCCCCAATCCAATAGTCTGCTCCCGTGCCTGGCATAGTGGTCTGGAACACATAAAAATTTCGGACAATCTGAAACTCCCATGCCGTCGTGATGAGCTGGAAAGTCTCGCATATCTTCTTGCTCGCACTACGTCTTGGTGAGAGTTTGACATCCAATTCCATGCCGCAATGTGGGCATACCACTTTGTCACCGACCGTGGAGAGAATTAGCGGTCCTGCGGAAGGTGATGCCTTGAACGAGTGTCCGCACTCCAGACAGATATACTCGTCGCTATTTTTCTTACGAACAAGTGCCTCGTGCTTGAAGCAATGGGAGAAAGCATACCTCTTCTGTGCATCTGTCAGAGGGGGCAACGTCGGGTGAATCTCCATCGCCTTTCTTTCAAAAGCGTTCCGTGGTCTCATAGCAAATCAAATAAAGATGTTTGTGTACCAGCGTTGGCGGGTTGTTCTGCCGCCTCTGTCTTTCTTTTCTTCGGGGCATGGAGCTTCTGATATGCTTCCTCCTCCAGTCGTCTGATGGCGGCCTGTTTGGCCGCTGCCTTATCCTCTTCGGTGGGATTGTAGGTAGCACCATTGTGAGGGGCCGAGACATCATATTGTGCGCCCCTCGGAAGACTCTTAATCTCTATATCATCCTCGTCGTAGTAATGCACGGCGAGGCCGTAGGTCGTTGCATCGTCCATGATAGACGTTGCGCTTTTACATCTGTCGTATGCCTCACCAACGAGGTATCGGCAACACTCCTTGATGCTCTTACCCTCCTTTGCGTAGGATTTTGCGAACAGCTCATCTTCTGCCGCCCTTTTGTCGAGGTAGGCCTTGATGGCGGCTTCAAATGGACTTAACTTCTGTGTCTGAGCCTTGGTCTGCTCTGTGTTCTGATTCTTTGCCATGTTCTATTCGATTTTTGATTGTTAGCTCTTTGTTGATTCCTGCCAGGCGCAGGGCGTGCTGGAGCTGGTGAACGTTGAAAACCCGCATATCAAACGTGATACTCATTTCGGGAATATCCTTGTCATCAACCGTTATTGTCAGATGATACCCTCCCGCCATCTTTTCTCTGACGGAAGTACTGGTGTATAAGTATGTGCCGGATTGACCCACCTTAGAACTATGCTCGGATAATCCAAGGCACCTTGAATGCACAAACCCGCTATCCTCCAGAATGTCGTCGGTGAGGGGGATGGGTTGAAGCCTTTCTGGACTGGCGGGGAAAGTACCCTCCAATGCGTTGCACACCATGATATGTTCCTCTGACGGGCTAATATCACTTATCCGCCCGATGCGTACAGGTTCACCGTCATAGAGAACCCAGTCCCAAAGCATCAATTCTTCCGCTTTCATTTCTTCCCTCCTTTCTTCACCTTGACATTAGCGGGCAGCTCCCAGCCTCTTACCTTGGCCACGGCAATATTGAATAATGCCCAGTCGTCATCGTTCTGGAATTCGACGTGCATAGTGCCCTTCTTGAATCCCTTGATGCGAAAGAAAGTCCAGTCATACCACTGGCCCCACTCCATGTTCATCTGATACACGAATTCATACAGCGTCCGCATCTGGCACACATGCTCCTTGCCTTCCTCGTCACGCTCCTTCCACTGGTATGGCCTGCCTGTGAGGAAACACAATGCTTTGACGATATCATCCATATCAACATTGCGACCTCTCCCGTAGCTGTTGAGCTTGACAGTGGGGTTGGTGTAGCCGTAGCTGTACCCCTCGCACATATAAGGCACGATGAACTTCTTGTTGACCATGTGGGCAGAATTGGTCTTCCACTTCTCCCCTACGACGGTATAGTTGTCATCGCTATACTTACAGATGATGTCGAAGGCATCAAGTACGACATCCTGCATGATCTGTCCGCGAGTGCCGAAAATCATTTCCACCATCTTGTAGATATTCTTCATGGTGAACGGCACCGAACACTGCTTCTCGACGAAGTTGTTGATTTTCTCCATTACGCTGCGCGTGACATAGGCATCAAGTTCAAACTTGGAGAAAATCCACCGCCAGGCGCGTTTCTGCAGCTCCTTTCTGAACACCTCCTTAGTCACGCTTCTGTGGGTGCTCCCAGATGTATCGAAAGCTCCGAACTGGATGCGAAAACTGCCGAATGTGTCTGTCAGCTTGTTAATCTCTTCGCCAGCGGAAAGGGCAGCATCAACGCGGCTCACTGCTGCTACGTATCGGTTGACACAATCACGGACAAAGTTGTACGTGATGATTCCGTTGCCCTGTGCTTCCGGCTCGTCGGCCTCGTCGGTGAAATAGCCGTCGAACTCGTTCTTGCCGTTGCCCGGCTTGTACAGGCGGATGACACCCACGTTCACCTCCGTCTGCCTCTCGGCATCCTTGAACACGTTGCCCAAATAGTCGGAGTGTCCGTAAAGCTCGATAAGGTTGGCTATCTCCTGTTCCTTCTTGCTGCTGTAACACGTAGTTCTGCCGAGAAGTGAAGCGTTGCACAGAGTGATTATCGTACATCCGTCGGGAGCGATATCCCAAGCATAGAGGATATGGTCCTCCTGTCTGGAGAAAGGAGGGTTCATAATTATCATGTCAATGTGGCTGACATCCTCGGACTGGAGCTGTAGAAAGTCGCTCCCAACGACTCTCACGCCCTGCGCAGAAGCTCGCAGTTTGTCGTTAATCTCACACCCCAGCACCTCACGCGCATGGTGTTCATTAAGGTATTTCACTATGTTGCCGGAACCAAAGGACGGTTCCAGTACGACCTTGCCGGCTATATCTTCCAAGCCGACCATTTGCTCAATGACTTCTACGGGCGTAGGGTAGAAGTCCCTGTTGAATAGATTTTGCCAATTATCCATATTCGATTTTGATTTTGTGTGTTGATTATTTGCCGTAGGTTCTGCTGTCGCAGGTATTCGGGCGGCAGTCGCTCCAGTCGATGGAGGCCATAGCCTTGGCGAGGGCGAGTAGTAAGCCCTCGTACTCATCGTCCGTGAATCGGTCCCTGCTTGTAAGGCAGTCGGCCGCCCTGCGTATCTCTTCGGTCGGTGCCTCGTTAATCAACCATAGTACGGACGGGCGCACGGTGGAATATCCGTCGCCGTACAGGCTGTAGTAGAACTCGCTCTCGTCTTCGTAGTCGTCATCATCCCAGCCGTTGCGTTTCGGCGGTTCCACCTCCGTGCACTTGTCACCGTCATTGAAGAAGCGGTACAATACACGGTCAAACGCCCGCAGGCATTCACCGTTAAGTGTGTCGCACATCCCACTCATGGGGGCATACTGCTCTCTCATTTTGTCAAGACTGTCTGATATTGACATGATTTCGTCGTAGGCAGTCATCTTAGTGTCGGTCTCATTGTTCATTTTGTTTGAATTTTGATGTTTTGGTGTCAAAAATGTGATTAATTAGTGTTTGTGAAACACGTTGCAAAAATACAAACTTTTTTTTATTCGTACCAAGAAAATTATTGGTTTTTACCGCGATTTACCAATAAATACCTTGGTTATAGTGTTTTATTATTAGTAATTTTTTTCGTGTTGACTTAGCACGATAGCGAAAAAATTCGTATCTTTGCCGCAAATTTTATAAAAAATTGACCATGAGTAAATTGTTTCAAACGGTGAAAGACAAATGCAAGGACATGGGTCTTTCTGAGAAGTTTCTTAAGGACATAACCGAAGCGCTCGGTGGTGGACTTACGGAGGATTCTACTGACGAGGAGGTTAATTCTGTGGTTGAGCAGATTGTCAATATTGCCAAGCATTCGCAAGGTGAGTTGACAAGGAAGTTCCAGCAGAAAGGAGATCCCAACAAGACAAAGACCGCCAAGCAGGAAGGCAAGGACGACGACCCCGACGACCCCAGTGGAGGCGGGGACGGAAAGTCTGAGATTGAAAAGGCCATTGAGAAAGTCCGCAAGGAGTTCCAAGATGAGCTCAAAAAGGACCGCGAAGAGCGCACAGCGGAGAAGAAGCGCGAAGAGCGTACTGCCGCCATCAATGCCGCCATGGACAAGTACAAAATCCCCGAAAAGCACCGTCGGTTCATTCAGAATGTGCCGGACGATGTAGAGGATGTTGACAAGTACATGAGCGAGTACGCGCAGGGAGTGGTCACAGAGAGTCTGCCTGATGGTGGTGACGGTCAGCGTAAGGTCCCGACGCAGAAAGAGACGGAAGAGACTGGCAGAAGCTGGTTCAAGCGTCTCACGGGCAAAAATGAACAACAAACTAACTAATCATCAACATCAACATGAAAACACTTAAAAAGAGTTTTGCCGGAAGCAGACCCGTCTATACGGTCAGCCCTGTTGTCGAAATCGGTGGGTACACCATCGACAAGACCAAGCAAAACCTCGTTGTCGGTGACGTTATCCCAGAGGGTACGCTCGTCGTGCATGACGATGAAACGCGCAAGGTGGTGCTTGTCAAGACTGGCAAGGTCAAAGCCATCGACTCAGTTGACGCGAAGATTGTCACGCTTGAGAGCAATGACTTCATGAACCCCAATTTCGCCCCCGGCGACAAGGTTGCCAAAGCGGCTGGCGGAGCCCATGCAAGCGCAATCTCCATTGTCAGTGTGGTGGACGGTGATGACGGCTATGTCGTCACCCTTTCTGCCGCCATCAGCGGTCTTGCCGTTGGCGATGTGATTGGCGAGGTGGTCAAAGACAGTTCCAACAATTCCGCATTCCCTGTGGGCACAGCCCTCACAATCTCCCCCGTAGAGGTGAAACAGGAAGAAATCCTCGTTGACATCACCGCCAACACTGGCAATGGTGCCTGCTTCATCCGTCGTATTCTCCCCATCCATGCCGCCCAGTTGTCTGACAACGGCATGTTCCTCAAAGCCAACCCGTCAGTTCGTTTCACAAACAGCAAATAAGGAGGTAACAAATGGCTAACAAGTCGATTTTTGTAGATAACATGAGCATTCTCCTCCGCAACATGGCCCCCATCGACCTCATTGGTTCCGTAAAGGTCATGTTCGACGAGTACGAGAAGAATGAGATTGCACCGTTCCAAGAGACTTTCGTTGACAAGTATTTTACTTTCAACGCACCCCAGATGTCGCTCACTGCCGAGGCTCTTATGGGCCGTTACAGCTTCCGTATCATGGCTTCCGTGCTCGGACAGGAGTCCAAGACCCCGCTCCGTGCCAATAAGGGCTTTGACCTGTGGACTAAGGAAATTCCCCGTCTCGGTCACAAGTTCGTCATGAAGGCCACCGACCTGCGAAAGCTGGCCGCAGTCATCAACAATCCCAACATCACCGACGCACGTAAGCGCAAGGCTCTGGAGGATTCGTTCCTCAGTCAGATTAGAGACGCTTACCTCGGTGGTAAGGACACCCTTGACTACATCGTGCTGTATTCGCTGTTCAACGGCGGTGTTGTGAACTTCGTTCCCAGCATCAACAACCCGCAGGGTATCGAGTACCAGATTGACTACGGTATGCCCTCAGAGAACATCATGGTGTCTGACAAGCTCTGGAACACTGCCAACAGCACTGCCGGGAATCTCGACATCTATATGCAGTTGCAGGATGTCTGTCGTGACATGGCCGACCATGGTCGTGGATGCAGCGAGATTCTGGTTGACCCCGCCATCTACTCCTTTATGACCCGTGAGCTGGGTGTCCGCAAGGCCACCTACGGCACCGACCGTTCCTCGGCCATGGTGCGTGATGACGACTTCCAGAACACCCTTGCCGGATTTGGCATCGCCCCAGTGCGTACCATCCGCAAGCGTGTCGGCATCGAGGTGGATGGTGAGCCGAGTACGCTCAACCCCATCAATGCAAACAACATCGTGTTCCTGCCCGAAGTGGAGAAACTGGGCGAAGTGCAGCCTGCTGTCGAGGATAGCCAGCTGATCAACGACCCCAACACCGTGGATGCTGGAGTCAATGACGGCTTCGTGCTCTCGAAGTGGAGTGTCGGCGACTCGTCCGACCAGCAGCCCGCCGAGTACACCCAGTGTGTCGGCCGCATGCTGCCCATCATCACCGAGATTAAGGGAGTGCGTTCCCTGCAGGTCCGCGGTTTCGAGGAACACTAAGTTGTGTTGTGAATTGCTTAAAAAGTGAGCCAAAATGACGAACCTTGAGGCATTAATCGGAGAAGTCGAACCGTACACTGTCAGCCAGTATGCATACAGCAAACGGTTGCTTGATGCAGGGTTGTCGGAAAGTGGTGCCTATTCGGCTGGCAACAAGAGGGATATAGCGCGGTGCGCGGTGTCCATACTCGTCAGTCTGTTGCCGCTCACCGGCGACCGCACTGGCAAGACCTCGCAGCAGTACAGTCGTGAAGGTCTCGAAGACCGAATCCAGCAGCTGTGCGAAGAGAACGGGCTCGACCTCCCCGAAGGCCTTGCGGTCCCGACCGTGGAGATACACCCTTCAATCATCTAATCCATGTTCTACAACGCCACGTTCCGATACAAGAAGAGTGCCCAGCCCGCCCGCGATGCCAACGGCTTCTTGACTGACAGCCCGGCCAGCGAGTATGTGGATGGTGCGCTCTGCCAGGCGGAGCGTGTCGTCCCGGCAAGGCACCTCATAGGGACGGACGGACAGGAGTTCGCCTATTCCTACGAGGTGTTCATGCCGAGGAACTATAGCAGTGTGCTGGAGATTGGCGACACGCTGGAACTGACATTTGACACAGGGCATACCGCCACGGCCCCCATCGTCGGCATAGACATCACGAACAAAAAAACACTTGTGGTATGGCTATAACTGCGAACTTCAATCCCCGCGACGCGGTACGTTCCAAGATGGACGCTTTCAGAGCCCGATTTGAAAAGGCTCTGCTGCTCGTCTTGAACGAACTTGGTGCGGAACTTGCCAAGACCGCGCGGGACATGCACACATACACTGACCGCACGGGCAACCTTACCAACTCGATATGGTACGCCGTGATGAAAGGCAATCGTGTCGTGTCGATGGGAGGGGAGCGTGAAGATGGCGAAGGTGCCGAGAAGGCCAAGGAAGTCATCTTGAAGATAGCGGGAACCGCCGCAAGCAAGTACACCCTTGCCGTCGTAGCGGGCATGGAATATGCCGCCTATGTCGAGGCAAGGGGCTACAATGTGCTAATCCCGGCAGAGCTGCAGGCCAACAAGGAATTTGTGCCACGCATGAAAGAGTTGTTTGCCAAGGCAGATGCCAAGCTAAAGGAAATGATGAAATGACATTCTCGGAAGACATAGCAGTCAAAGTGCGCGAAGTGCTGCTTGCAGCCCATATAGATGGTGTTGCAGTGGTATGGAGCCGTCACGGATACGACACCGACGACGAGATTGTCATTGTACCCCATCACTCCGACGGCGAGGGTTCCATGCGCGATGCCGTGGTAATGGTGAACATCCATTGCCCAGACAAGTTTGACGGCAAGGCCTACGAAGCAGACTTCAACAGGCTGACCAGTCTGAAAAGGTCCGTCGTGGACGCGCTGAAAAACCATGTGTGGAAAGGTACGGGCATCAACTGGGAGGTCACCAATCTGACACCCCCGCTACAGGAGCCAGACCACCACGAGCACTTTGTCAACGTGCGTGTCGTCGCTCACATCAGAGAGAAACAAAACTAAGTAAATAATTTAATAAACCAAGCAATATGGACGTAAGAACAATTGGGCTTCACAAAATCTACGTAGCCCCTATTACCGACCTGAGCTCAACGGTCATGCCTGACAACAACACTGCCAATGACACCCATTGGGTTGACCTTGGTGACGTGTACGAGGGCACCGCCAAGCTCACGGACGATGACCCCGAGGTCACCACCCACAAGTCGGAAACCTCGGCCAAGAAAATCACCTTGAGCGATCCCGGCGACTGCAAGCTGGAACTCTCGCTGATGGACCCCACCCTTGAAGAGTTGCAACGCCTGTTCGGTGGCACCATCAGCACTGTCACCGTTGGCGGTGAGAGCAAACAGAAGTGGACGCGCCCGCGCAACTATCAGCCGAAATCCTTTGCCTATATCGGCATTCCCGAAGACGGCGACAGTACGATGTGCCCGGTCGTAACCATCGTGCCTAAGTTCGAGATCACCTATAGCAAGACTGGTATCATGCTGGTGCCGATGACCATCTACCTGCAGGGCGATGTCACCTTCTCGCCCGAATACAGCACGACCATCGACCCGCTGTACCACGCCTAACCCTTTAGGATAACTACTATCCACTATTCGATTTTGTGCAGGGGTGTGGGGCAAAGCCTGCACCCCATTTTTTAAAACAGAACACCATGAGCAAGAAGAAAGAAGTACCGAATAATGAGCTGACAGCCCGCGAGGCGTTGATGATAGAGCAGGAAGCCATCAACACGCTGCATCAAGTCGGGATGTCCGTAAAAATACCCCTACGCAGACACGATTTCGTCCGTCGCGGGTGGAAGACCCTCTTTCGTGAGAAAGTGTCTGAGAAGCCCAATATCAAAGCCCTGCCGGGCGATGTTGAGGTGGTGGAAACCCAGCTGCCGAACCCGAAGGCATTGCAGGACAACGTGACCGCCTATGTGGCCGACGTGCGCATACGTCCGCTGATGGTTGACACCATAGACATGATACGGTCAAAGTTCATAGACATATCGCTCTGTGAAACCGACATTATGAAACTCATAGAGAGCAACGACGGCTCGCTGTTGAAATACAGCGACTGGATGTGCGAGGTGCTTGCGGTAGCCACCATCAACGAGGGGCCGAGGGCGAAGAGAAAAGACTTGGATGCCTGGCGAGACTTCTTCAAGTCGCACCTCTCCAACTCGCGGCTTTACCATCTGACAAAGATAGTGGTGGCGATGCTCGACACCGCGTCTTTTATCGCCTCTATTCGATTGGTGGCGGGAGTCGGCACGACGGCACCGCGGAGCACGGAACGGATAGAGCAAAAAACGTCGAAGGACTGAACTCCCCTTGGGGGAACCGAGGTGCCATCTGCGAGCACTTCGGGTGGTCGTGGGACGAAGTGCTCCACAAAGTATCGTGGATAAACATACAGCTGGCTCTCGCAGACGGGGCCAGAATAAAGGACAGGGAAGGAAAGGAAAAGGACAGCAAAGGGAAGACGGGCAAGATGACACAGGAAGAGCTAAGGGAGTTTTTCAACAATCGTAAAGCACTAAAAAGACGCTAACAGATGAACAGTTTCCAAGGAGACCTCTATTTCACAGCCGGGATTGACGACAGTCAGTTCAACATATCGGCAGAAGCCATGGAGCGCAGGATGCAGCAGATGTCGTCCACCGTACAGGCCGAAGCCTCGGACATGGAACAATCCATACAGGACTTCGCCAAGCGCGGGGCAGAGTACATAACCACGTTCCTCGTCGGCAAGGGCATGTATGACCTTGTCAAGTCCATCGTAGAAGTCCGTGGCGAGTTCCAGCAGTTAGAGATAGCCTTTGAGACCATGCTCGGCAGTGCGGACAAGGCCAACGCCCTCATGTCCCAGCTGACCGAGACTGCCGCCAAGACGCCGTTCGACCTCAAAGGTGTCGCCAACGGTGCCAAGCAACTGTTAGCCTACGGTACAGCAGCCGAGGATGTCAACGACACACTTGTGCGCCTGGGCGACATAGCCTCTGGGTTGAGCATACCGCTCAACGACATGGTGATGCTCTACGGCACCACCATGACGCAGGGCAGGATGTTCACGCAAGACCTGCGCCAGTTCATGGGGCGCGGCATCCCATTGGCCGAGGAACTGGCAAAACAGTTCGGAGTGACTACTGACAAGGTGGGCGAGCTGGTGACGCAAGGCAAGGTGACGAGCAAGGAGTTCAACGCCGCCATCATGGCCATGTCGTCGGAGGGCGGCAAGTTCTACAACTTAATGGAGAGGCAGAGTGCGTCGCTGACCGGGCAGATATCCAACCTGTCGGACGCATGGGACGTAGCCCGCAACAACATCGGCAAGTCGATGGATGGCATAGCCGGTGATGCCATATCCATGACCACCTCGATTGTTGAGAACCTCGAGCCCATCCTGCATACCGTCCGTGCCATTGCCATCGCTTACGGCTCCTACCGTGCCGCCCTTGTCTTGAATACCCTTGCCACCAAGGGAGAGACAGGCGTGGCGCTCATCGACAACACCGTCAAGAAAGCCAAGGTGCAGATGCTGCGTCTGGAGGAGAAAGCCACCAGTGGTGCAGCCGAGCGCATCAAGGAACTCAAGAGAGCCCGGCAGGAAGAGATAGAAGCCTTGGAGCGGCAACTATCGGCAGAGGAGCGTCTGAACCTCGTCCACCAGGCGCGTATCGCCAGTATCGGGCAGGTGCTGACCGAGACGCAGAAATTAGAGTTGCGCAACCTTGGCCTGACCGAGAGCAGCGAGGATTACGAGAAGATAGCCCTCTCGATGATGAGCAATGAGCAACGCCTTTCGGTGGAACGTGCCGAGCTCACCAAGAACACGGGCGAGTACATCAGCCGTCTGAACGAGGCCGTAGGAGCCAAGACAAGCAACGTCAAGGCCATCGACGACGAGATAGCCAAGACACAGGAGGAATTGAAATTCGCTGTCGAGTACCGCAATGTGGTGCAGGAACAGGTGTCGGCATCGCGTGACCGCTGCAAGGCGTTGGAGAATGAGATTACCAACCTTGACCTCTTCGGTGACGCGGAGGGTGCAGCAGCCAAGGCCACGGAGTGGAAAGCCGAGAAGACGCGCCTTGCCACGCTGGAGGAAGAGCTGAGTACCGCCGCCACCGCTGCCAACGAGAAGCAGACCAACCTCGAAACCCTTGCCAAGCGGAGGAATGCAGCCGCCACCGTGGGAGGTGCGGCAGCTGACAAAGCCGGGGCCGTGGCCAAGACGTTGTTCGCCCGAGCCTCACAACGGGCGGCGATAGCCGTAAGGACGCTGTGGGCTGCGATGAAAGCCAACCCCCTTGGGTGGGTGCTCACCGCCTTCGGGGCGGTCATTGCGGCGGTGGACCTGTTCCGCTCCAAGTCGAAGGAAGCCGAGACAGCCGTGGAAGACTACAACAGCGCGATCCGAGCCGAAAAGAACGAGCTTCGCACCTTGATGGACATCTTGGATGGTGCGGACGAGAACACCGCCATCTACAGGGACACCGTAGATAAGCTGAAACGGCTGGCGGGGCAGTACCACGTCACCATACTTGACGAGAACGGTGCGCTGCGGGAGCAAAAAGAGATATATGAAGAGCTGTCGGCCGCCATACGCGAGACCACAGGCGAGAAGATACGTGCCAAGTACATAGAGAAGTACAACAAAGAGAAAGACACCGCCCTTGAAAGCGAGCTGGAGAGCCTTATCAAGTCGGGCGGGAGAGCGAGCTACTGGCAGATAACGACCGATGCCGCCAACAACAGGACTGCGTACCGCAGACGGGCGAAGAGCATCCGCAACATGGATGAGAGCGAGTGGGTGACGGCCTTTGAGCAGATGGCGGACACCGCCGAGCGGATGCAGGAACTTAACGCCACGGAGTCGCAGGAACTCTACAACAGGACGCTGAACCAGATATTGCAGTACATCCAGCGTGTCAGCGGAGCCACCGACGAAGAGATGGGCGGCATACGCGACACCGTGGTGGAGACTTTCGGCAACGTCATCAATGCCGCCGAGGAAGCCGACAGGAAAGTGTCCCATCTGGGTGACATAGGCTTCTCCAAGGGCATCAAAGAGCAGGCCGACATAGCCAAGATGTCGGTGAAGGAGCTGGAAGACAAGATTGCCGACGTGACCAACCAGCTGGAGATACTCGCCAAGCAGTCGGGCCGCGGCATACTGCTGCCTGGCATGCTGCCCACCCAAGGCAATGCGCCCACGCGAGCACCGTTCCTCGATGCCGCATCGCAACAGCAGTATGAGAAAGAGGAAGAGAAGAGGCTGCTCCAAGAAGAGTTGAACCGACGCAAGGCAGAGACCAAGAAGAAAGAGCTGAGCGATGCCGAGAAGAGGGAAGCCGAGAAGCGTGAGAAGGCGCGGCAGGAAGCAGCCCGCAAGCTGCTTGACATGCAGCTGGAGAGCCAGCGGGCAGAGATTGAGGCCATGGAAGACGGCTATCAGAAGCGCATGGCCCAACTGGAGTTTGAGCGGAAGCAGGAACTTGCCAAGATAGACAGGGATGCCGAGGAGCTGAAAGCGGCGAGGAAGAAGGCGGGCAAGAAAGCTGAGCTTACCCCAGAGGAAGAGGCGAACCAGCAGACGCGCCGGGATGCCACCAACGAGAAGTACGGCAGAAGCAGGTTGCAGGCAGCAGAGGATGAGATAAACACCATGCGCGAGAAGTACCGCGAGTATGAGCGGTGGGTTGAAATGGTGGGGCAGGATGCCGCCGACAAGCATTTCAGAGGGCTGAGAGAGGCGGGTGATAGCTTCAGCGACTGGGTGCAGAGGCAGATAGCCGAGTTGGAGGCGAGAAAGAACCAGTCGCCAACGGACTTCACGGATAGCGATGAGAAGGCACTGGGTGCGTTTGGCGATGCATCCAAGGGAGCAGACGAGCTGGACTACTACGACAAACTGAGAAGGGGCATAGAGGGCTCCATAGCGGGGGCCACCAACCTCACGGCGAAAATCAAGGAACTGAATGCCGCCATAGAAAAGATAAAGAAAGACCCGAAGCTGACGAGCGAGCAGAAGGCGGCGCTGGGGCTGGAGTATGCCGAGCAGCTCATCAATGCGGAAGACGAGAACCAGCGGCGGTTCAACGAGACCTACCAGATGTACTCCAAGACGAGGCGCGAGACCGTGGAGCAGTACCAGGCGGACATAAAGAAACTGACGGACAGTGGCGACACCTTTCAAGCCGAGCAGGTCAAGGCAGAAATGAAGCGTTCCATGGCCGACCTTGACGAGAACTTCTTGAAAAGCCTTTTCGGCGAGGTGTTCAACGGCAAGGCAACGACCAAGGCGATACGTGCGGCTGTGAAAGACCTTGGCAAGATAAAGGGCATGGACTTGGTGACCTTCAACAGCACCTACAACACCGACTTCACCAATGAGGAGCTGGAGGAGCTGAAAGGGAACATTGACAAAGTCAACTCGTCGCTGAGAGACATGGGTGGCTACAGCATAGCGGACGCGTTCAAGGACATCAGAGACGGGCGCATAGCCGGGGACTTGGAGAAAGTGGCGAGGGGGACGCAGCACATCCAGAATGTGTTCAGCAACTTCACCAACGTAGTCAGCACCCTGTCGTCGGCACTCAACGACCTTGCGGAAGCCAGCGACAACGAGAACCTAAAGAACACGGCCAAGACTGTGAGCCAAGTGAGCAATGTGCTCAGCACGGCTGGTCAGTGGGCCGGCATGGGCAGCAGTATTGGCGGTGGCTGGGGTGCCCTTATCGGCGGCATCCTCGGTGGCGGTCTTGGTGTTATAACAGAGATATTCAAGGCGAACCAAGAGAAAGAAGAGCGACAGGCCAAGGCAGCAGAAGAGGGCATTGAATACCAGAAAGAGGTGGCAGACCAGCTGGTCAGCATACTGGGGGCCGTGGAGAGCCTGCAAGATACCGTCACCTCACTGAACTATGACCAGTTCAGAGAATCTATTAAAGACCTTATCAATGAATTAGAAGAGGGGAAAACACTTTACCAGACTGGATGGAATGACAAGTCTTTATGGGAACATCTATTTAACTCAATCAAAGGTAGCCAATTCAACACTGGCAGTGCGGTATTCAATCAATACGGGCCAAATACCGATGATATTTGGAACAGATTAGTGCGGACAGGCCTCATCAGCATGAATGAAGCCCAAGAGCGGTGGCAGGCAGCACGAGGTTCATCCAACACACAGAACTTCTGGGAGCAGCTGAGTGACATCTTCAACTTCGGCACCACCCACAGCGAGCACTTTGATGCCGAGTTGATGGGACGGAACACCGCCGAGAGCATAGCCAACTATCTTAACTGGTACTTTAGCCGGTACACTGACGAGCAGCAGCGGCTCATTGACAGGCTGCAAGACATATACAACCAGCATCCATACGACAGCCTCCAGTACTTCAATGCCGAATACGACGTGTACAGGTCGCAGCTGAACGAACTGCTTGACTGGAAGAAAGTGCTGGAAATGCTCGGTGAAGGCACCAGTGAGATTGATAAAAAGATAGCCGAGCTCGAACAAACCATGTCGGAGGGTATCAAGCACATGGCAGAAGGCCTGTACGGCATAGACATGCTGGGGTTGGTAGAGGAATGGATATCCATCATTGAAGAATTCGGGGACGACGTTGACGGAGCCTTTGACAAGATAGACGAGGGTATTGACAGGATGATTGCGAACATGCTAAAGAAGCGTCTTATCGTTGAGCCGATGCTGGACTATCTCGACCAAATCTTTGAGCGGTATGAAGACGAGAACGGCAATATAGACGATGACGACTTTTTAGCCATCGCCCGAGAAGTGGGAGCTGCCAAAGATGAGTTCAAGATAAAGTGGCAAGCCTATCTCCAAGCCCTGCGTGACAATGATATCTCCTTTGACAACCTAATCGGCGACCCGACGACTGTCACGGGCTCGGTACAGAACATAAGCGAAGAGACGGGCGGGGTGATAGCCGGCAAGATGAACGCGGTGGTGATAAACCAAGCGGAGGGGGTGAGCGTGATGCGGCAGCAGCTATTGGTCCAGTACGAAATGCGCAACTCGCTTGTCGCGATACAGGCTGACGTAGCGGCCATCAGGCAGCGGTTTGGCAACACAGCCACGCCGAACCCCTACCTGCACCAAGGAATTGTTTAACTGAAAAATATACATGACATGAGAGTATCGACAGAACAGATGGTAATGTACCTGCCCTTTGACGACGAGAGCGGGCGGGTCTATGACTACTCGCCAGCGCGGTCGTCGGCAGTAATCACGCTTGGCAGTGGATGCACCCTTACCGACGATGCCGTGATGGGCAAGGCGTTGCGCATGGCGGGCGTGGATGCCGACTGCATCATAGACGAGAACCGACTTGACCTCGCGGGCGAATGGACGGTGGCGATGTTCATCAAGCCGTCGGGCGCGGAAATAGCCTTTCTGGTGAATTGTTCCAATGCCTCCCAGTCACACAACCACACCCACCAAGTCAGCGCGGGAGAATGGCTGTTTGTGGCCTTGGAGCGGTATTTGTCGGGCGGTGGCTACCGTGTCCGCGCCATGGTGGACACATCGGTGGTCTATGACGAGCCGTGTCCGAACACCCCAGTCAGTTTCAGCATGGGCGACAGTGGTAGCGGAAGTGTGGTCGTTGACGAGTTGAAGATGTGGAACAGGGGGCTGTCGCTGGTGGAGCTGAACCACCTCCAGCGGTTCGACGACGACGTGGAATACTACATCAACGGCAAAAACTTCAAGGAATTCGGAGTTGAGGTGTCGAAGACCCCCGACCTGCTGGACTGGCTCAAGCGGAAAGAGCCCACGGAGATAGACTGGCCGGACTACCACGGCAAGGTCATCGACTTGAACAACCCGCGCTACGAGGCACGGGAGATAACGCTGGAGTGTTTCATTACGGCCACGAACAACATGAACTTCGTGATGTGGCTGAGACGCTTCATGGAAGAGTTCCAGTTCAAGAGCGGCACCCAGAGGCTCACCTGCATCTACAGCAGTGCGGCGCGACCGTTGGTGTACGACATCTACCTCGACGACAGCGTGGGCATAGACAAGACATGGAACAGTGTCCTGATGGTGGGCACCTTTGAGCTGCACCTCGTGGAGCCGTCGCCCGTGAAGAAAGTCCTGCGGCACATCAGCCAGGACGCTGACAGCTACGCGGTGTTCCGTCTCACTACGAGCCTCAAGGTGCAGGTGACGTGGGGCGACCATAACGCCACGGACTCCGTGGCCAAGGCGTGTGAGACCAGCACCGACGGTGTGAACTGGACCACGCCCGACAGGTCGAACCCCTCTGCGAACCTTAGCGGGAACGGGCTGTGGGTGCGTCACAAGTACCCCATGCCGGGGGAATACGACATAGTCATCCACGGCGTGATAGAGCGAGTGACGAACTTCCAGACCGATGAAATCATAGTGTACGACATGCTTACCTAACTACAGCCATGGAACAGCTAATAGTGCATCAGAAGAGGCTTTCGGGCGGCGTGTACAGGTGGACTGAGCTCGACCTGTTCTCGCAGGACCCGTACCGATGGGTGACGGCATGCACGTGGAAGTGTACGCTGATGGCAGACGACTATGTCAGCATCAGCTTCATCAGCCACGAGTATGTGTCGTTTGCCGTGGGTGACTGGTGCATCATCAACGGACGCTTCTACTCCATCCGCTCGATGTCGGACGTGACGCGCAAGGGTGAGAGTGTGTGGGATTACAACGTGGTGATGTACGGTGTCACCTACGACCTCATCAAGTGTCTGTTCCGCAACTGCGACATGTACGGACGCTCGTCCACCTGCCACTTCGACCTCACCTACACCTTGGAAGAGTTCATCAAGGTGGTGGTGTACAACATGAACAGGGACGCTGACGAGGGGCTGGAAGAATGGGAGTGGGGGAACGGTGACGGCTTTCCATGGCCGGACACGGACCCCCTCACGATAAACTTCCAGCGCACCAACTGCCTTGCCGCCCTGCAGGACATCTGCAAGAAGTTCGACTACGAGTTCCGCATCACGCAGCGCACGGTCGGCAGTCGTCTGGTGAAGACCATCACCGTCGGGGAGTTTGACAAGACACCGCAGAACTCCAAGGCGTTCGCCTACGGGCAGGGCGAGGGGCTGTACCAGCTCAAAGAATGCAAGGTTGACGACAGTACCGTCATCACGCGTCTGTGGGTCGAGGGAGGCTCGGAGAATGTGCGCAGCAGCTACAGAAATTATGCCCAGCGCCTGCAACTGCCATACCGCAGGCTCAACAGATACCGTCACGACTTCTCGGACGGCTCGTCAGTACAGCCAAGGACTGAGAATATCGGCATTACGGACGACAACAAGCGGTATCTGGAGGATGCCGAACTGATAGAGCGGTACGGCATCATAGAAGACTGTTACCAGACAGACGAGATATATCCGCACTTTGTCGGCACCGTACATTCGATAGGCAGCCAGTGGAGCGGAGGCAATGCCCGTCTCCAGTTCAGAGCGGAGATAGGGTTTGACCTCAATGCCCGCTGGGCGCGGCAGGGCACGGCAGGCTTCGAGGCAGACTACTCGGAATGGTGCTATATCAACGGCTACTACTGCGACACCTTGGAAGACTACGAGCGGTTCTGCCTGGCACACGGCTACACTGACGAATACCACCAATACCTCACAGCTCACAGCTATACCGAGACGCAATTGCCATACGCTGGCTGGACGGAGCTGATAATGCAGGGGCTTGTCACCTCGCAGACCTACACGGCCTTCGAGCAGGAAACAGGCAACGCCCTCAACGCCTACCGTTCCATCAGCGAGGGCAGCACTGCCGGCACCAAGTATCTGGTGGACTCCAGCACCTGTGCCAAGATAGCTTTCACCACTGGCAAGCTCGCCGGGCAGACGTTCGACGTGCATGCTTTCGAGCAGAAGACCGTGGGGGGCACGGTATATGGGCAGTTCACCCTCAACGAGCGGGCGGAGGAAGACACGGGCACCGTCATGCCCAGTCCAGACGACACCCCCGGCCAGCCGTTCCGCTTTGCCGCGGGCGACCAGTTCAAAATCGTTGACATCTTCCTGCCATACGAGTACTATGTGCGGGCGGAGGAAGACCTATGGTATGTCGGAAAGGAACGGTTCGAGGAGGTGAAGCAGGCATCGTACAAGTACGACCTCACCTTTGACTACGACTTCATTATAGAGAACGAGGCAGAGTTGCTCGCCCTGCTGCCCGGCCAGTACATCAAGATTGCCGACGAACGGTTCTTTGCAGCAGCCAGCGGGTACACGAAAAATATGCGCATATCGGGCATAGACATAGACCTGCTGCACTACAGCCAGTTCAAGCTCACGCTTGACAGTGTGCACAAGCTGAAACGGCGGTACATCGGCAACAACGTCATAGACCTCAACGCGGGTCGCGACATCCCTTTCATCATCGGATCCGTGACGGACGACAACGGGCGCGGATGGCTGAATCCCGGCAGGACATCGACCGCTGGCACTCTGAGGCGGTATATCCTCGGAGGGAGCAATACGCTGCGTCCCGACATCATTGCCGATAACAGCATCATAGAGCGTATGCTCGCCAACGAAGCCGTCACGAGTGTCAAGATACAGCAGGGGATAGTGCTGTATGATGCCAACGGCAATGCCGTGCTCGACCTCACCAACCTGCGCATCGGGCAGACGATGAAGGTAGGCAACCGCACAAGCACCCTACAGGAGGATGTGGAGAGTATCGGGACCATGCAGCTGGCCATCAACGGCAAGCTCGACGCGACGGTATCGGCACTCGACGAGGGCATGGTGTTGACAGTGGCATCGGACGGGAGTATCGTCCCCGCTTTCCCAAGCGACACATGTGCCGCCATGACAGCCGAAGAGGTAAGCCTGGCAACAAGTGATTAACAAAACAAATATAAATAATTAATACTATGGCAACAAAGAAATTTTTAGACGCAACGGGAGTGACACTCCTATGGCAGAAAATCAAGTTGACATTTGTGGCAAAGGAAAGCGGGAAAGGCTTGTCACAAGAAAACTTCACCACTGCCGAAAAGACCAAGCTGGCTGGCATTGCCGCAGGTGCCACGGCTAACACTGGCACCGTGACAGGTGCCAAGATAGACAACGACACCTCCACCATTCTGCCGACTGGTGGAATACTGCCCCTTAAAGGACTACTGCGCAAGCTGCTGGTAAACAAAACATCGCTCTCTCCAGACGAATCGGGGACTATAGACCTCGGAACGATAATCCGCGAACATCAGTCTCTCGACGGAAAGGTTGACAAGGAAACTGGAAAAGGGTTATCGACCAACGATTTCACCGACGCTATGGAAGATGAGGTTATAAACCATATCGCCATTGGCACCTGCACCACTTCTGCGTCCACACAAGTGAAGACGGTCACCCTTGCGGACAATGGAAACTGGACGTTGAAGAAGGGCAGAATGATTTTGGTAAAGTTCTCGAACAAAAACACGCAAAGCAACCCACAGCTGAACGTAAACGGCACTGGGGCAAAGTCCGTGTTTTACAACGACGCGATACTGACGAACTCCAACCTTGACCGAGCAGGCGCCAAAAACACCTACCTCCTGTACATCTACGACGGCACATATTGGGTGTTCCTAACGTGGGGTCTGAATCTCAACACCACCTATCAGACGCTAACCAAAGCCCTCATCAACGCTGGCACCGAGACCACGGGCAAGTTGGTAACGGCACAGGTGCTGCATGACTGGCTTGCTGAAAAGGGCTTTTTGACCAGTCAAACAAAGTCGGACTGGAACGAGACCGACAACACCAGCCCCGCGTACATTCTGAACAAGCCTACCATCCTCACCCTTTCCGACATCGAGGCGGCAGGATTCACCAGAGCGCAGAGTTCGGCTGGCACCGTGGCCGGCACCGTCACAGGGGCCACCATCAACGGGCAGTCTATATCGCCCAACGCGCAGACTGGCATCATGAACTTGGGGAGCATCATCCGCACTCTTAAGAACGGAAATACCACCATCAACATGACCAGTGGCACTGACGGTGTGGTTGACCTTGGAAACTACTTCGCCGACAAAACCGCCTTTGAGACCCTTGTTAATACAGTCAATTCAGTGCTGGGAGATAATGCTACAGAGGCTATAGACACCTTCAACGATATTAAAGCCTTCCTCGCCAATTATGTGGCGGGCGAAGACACCTTATCCAGCCTGCTTTCATCGCTCACTACCGCCATAGATGCCGCTACGGAGGCACTAACGAGCGCGGAGATAGAAGCGGCCATTGCTAACGCATCATAAACAACAATCGCCATGAGTAATATAGAACTGAAACAATTTGCCGAATACAAGAGGGAAACAGACCGAAGATACAAGGTCGATGTCGCCATATCTATCACAGGTGCCGTGGTGGTGCTTGTGCTTGCCGTTCTGTGCCTTTGCGGGATATTCGGGTAACAAACACATTGAGCCATGACAAAGAAGTATTTAGACGCTACGGGAGTCCGTGTGCTATGGCAGAAAATCAGACAGGGGTTTGTCGCCAAGGACGGCAACAAGGTGCTATCCACTAACGACTTCACGACGGCATACAAGAATAAGGTTGATACCGCCTATTCAGCCGTCTCAATCCCTGTCCGCATCACAGTCAACCGTGACAGCTTGGATGAAACGGGCAAGGCATTCACTATTACCAAGGCACAGGTATCGGCAGCTGGATGCTACCCCCGCCTGCTCCTACTTGACCCAGACGGACTGGAGCTTACCCCCGAGGGGGTCATACGATACGGACAGGCTGACGACATCAAGGTCATGCTTACTAATGAGCAGGTTGAGAATATCGAGAATGACAAAGAAATCACAGCAGTATTAATTCACTAACTAATAATTATCAATATGAACGAAATGCAAGCATTAAGGGTGCTTTCGCACGGAAAGGTCACAGACTTGGAAAAAGGATTCAAGCTGCCCCAGTCCACGCCTTTCAGCGTGTATGTGCGCCCCAAGACCACTGCGATGGCGGCTGATATCGTCATTACCGCCAAGTGCATCTGCGACACCGAGGTGTCAGAGCTGCCAGTCCCGCTCAACGACTGGACACCGGCTGCGATTGTGGAATTAGCCCCCAACACAATCTCGCTGGTGGATTATGATGTTTATTGGGGAGCTGGAAATCCAAACATCTAATCACTATGGGCTTATTAATCGGTTCGGGCGCAAGCCGCTCGACAAATCTCAACCAGTTTCTCGGCATCGAGGAGTTCGATCAAAACCTCCCTTACAGCGTAGGCAATTTTGTGACCCGCAACGGCACCGTTTACCGCTTCACCAGCTCGCACACGGCTGGTGAGCCTTGGGACGACACTGAGGCAGAGGAAACCACAAACCTCGGCGCTGTCTTGGCATGTGTCGGAGAGACGCGTATCAAGCCCCTGTCTGCCGATAGGCTGAAAGAGGGCGACATGCTCTTCTATGACCGTGCCCTCAGCATCTATTGCATCGTACCCAAGGAGATGGTGGCAGACGTTCTGGCAAGCTACAATCATGTACGCTATGAGACCAACCATGACACCTACATCGGCACATTCAGTGGCGTTGCCCACTTTGTGGCGCGAGACGACGCTGCCCCGACGCAGGATATCTACAACAACGACATTGCTGCCACGCCGAGCTATTATCGTATAGAGATTGACAACACGCAAGCTGGAGAATTGAAATTCTCTGCCAAGACTGGCAATGGCACACTGTCAACCACTACCGTCACATGGGCGGCTGGCGAAGAAATGAGTAGCATCGTTTCCAAGTTCACCGCCAAGACTGATTCAAGCAAATATATCACCTTTGCTGCCCTTACGGATTCCGACGGTTCCTGTCCCGGCGTGGGTCTCGCTCTGGGTGGTTACGGTGACAACACGATGACTGTTTCCGGCACTCCTGTGTCATGCGAGGTTATAGACTGCTCGAAATTGGCTTTCCTGCGCTCAGCCAATCCCGGCGCACCTGCTGTGGGCGAGAAACTCAAACCAGAAGCCGCCATAACATATCTTGACAAAGCCAAGCATCACAACTTCCGTGGAGCCACTGCGGCAACCAATCTGCCAGGATTGGGACTTGTAGGAAGTAACACCGTCACTGTGGCCATGGACGGTTTCAATTACTCATACCGTTGCGGCATCAACTTCGCCAAGTATAAATCGTGGGCTACTACCAGTGGCGACGACACTTATTACGACGACGGGGAGGGTGGCACTGATGACAGCGCAGGACATGTCATGAAGAAAAGCCGCTTCGATGCAGAAATAACAAACTATACAGGCAGCGACAATCACCATCTTGGAATGAAAGAGTACTACACCCATCTTTTCAACGACCAGACGGGCGAATATGCTACCCTGCGGAAGAAGTATGAAGCCATGTACGGGCAGATGGAGACGCTGTATGATGCCTATCTTATGAGCCACATGGCCGACCCAGCCGCCAATTCGGGTATCGTCAGCAGCATGCGCAACAAAGGTAAGACGCAGACACGCATCAAGGCCGACTGCATGAATGTGAACTACAACTACGTCGTGGTGCCTGCCTATCCTCCAGAGTACAATGCTATGAACTATGGTATTGCCAACAGCGAAGGCTTCCAACCCGGCACCTACCACCATCCAGAGCCAGGCGACCTCATACTGATGTTGCGCGACGACATCAGACCTTTGGTCAACGCCAACATAGCGGCCTCTGGTGGAGGTACGGCTTTACCTATCTCCAGTAGGGGTTCGTGCGCTGATTACAATGCGAACTACTCGTGGTGCTTCCACGGTACGTACGGCGTTTTGAGCTACTACTACCGTTACGACACCACCTTCCGTTGCCGTCCGTCCCTCGCTTTGCCTCTCCCGAATTAATTCTTTTTTCTTTTTCCAGCCCGCTTTCGGGCGGGCTGGTAGCACTTAAAAACAACAGAACAAACCATGTCAAGAAGAAGACCAAAATCACTCGATGCACCAGTGGTGATGCAGATACGCCAACTCGAAGCGTGGGCGTACATGCGTTGCGACAAATGGAAGAAAACCTACAGGTACACGCTCGTCAACGAGTTCCGCAGCCATATCACTGCGGCAAAGAATACTGTCATCCGTGCCTTTGAGCTGCCGAACAGATATCGTGACGAAAAGGGGTATCTGTATAGTGTGGCTATCGGGGAATTATCCATTGTTGAGAGCAACATGGATATAATGATTATGGACCAGTTCTGTGTGATGAGTGAGAAAGAATGGGCAGAAGCGGCCAAACAGATAGATGATATAAGGGTAGCGCTTTCAAGACTTCTCAACTCGCTGAGCAAAGGCACCAGCGGGTCAGAATCTCCGAACTTAGGAACGGGGAGCGCATCTGCTGGTCATAAGGATGCTTAACTTGGAATCAATTATGGTAGCAAGTCAATTAGGCGTTATGCCGAACATAAGCAAGCAAAGGGGTTCGTGCGCTGATTACAATGCGAACAACTCGTGGTACTTCAACGGTACGAACGGCGTTTTGAACAACAACAACCGTTACAACACCAACTTCCGTTGCCGTCCGTCCCTCGACTATGGTCAGTATGACAATGAATTACTTGAAACCTACCCTTTACCATTATCTTACCTGCTCATACTCTGCCTGCAGACTGAGAAAGGCAAGCGGCGTAAGCCGTCATACGTCTTCTTTGTACTGCATCGTATAGGCGAACTGGTGCAGCTCTGCCACGAGATAAACAACTGCGAAGTCCTTCCAAGGGAAGGTACGGCACACATCATCTGGGAGCCGAGAATGCGCGAGATAGTATGTTCTGCCACGGCCAAGAAGGTAATGCAGACATTCTACATCAAACAGATGCAGCCCTATCTGGAACGATTCTTATATCATCGGGACAGCTATAGCTGCCGTCCCGGCAAGGGTGGGCTGAGAGCCGTGCAGCAGCTTCGGGAATACATCTATGAAGCCACTGACGGCCACACCTCGGACTGTTGGATTGCCAAGGTTGACATACAGGCGTTCTTTATGAGCATAGACTGCTTCCAGCTGTGCGACACCGTGACGAGGTTCATTGACCAGCACATGTCGGATAACCCCTACAGGGAGCTGCTAAAGTACCTCACGCGGATTATCTACCTTGCTGCGACAAAGGACCACATCAAAGACATGGCCAACCCGACAGAGAGGTTGTTGCTTGACCCGAATAAGAGTGTCATCAATCAGCCCTACTATCATGGAGTGCCGATAGGCGACTGGGGTAGCCAGACAGGCGGTCTTATCATCACCACTGGAGCCTTGCTGTACCTTGAATCCCTCGGATATCGGTTCGTCCACTACACCGACGACACCACGATAGTCGTCACCGACCTCAAACGATGGAGGGAGGATGCTGAGCGGCTGGAGATATACTATAAGACCCAATGCGGGCTGACACTCCACCCCCAAAAGCGGTACCTGCAACACTACAGTAAGGGTGTGGATTTATTGGGCTACAAATTACGCTTCGGACGCATCCTGCCCAGCGACAGGGTGTGCCACAACTTGAGGTGGTATCTGGAGCGCACCATCCGCAGGGCCACCGAGAACAGCGGGTATGTCGTCGCTTACAAAGACGAGATACGCGACAGTCTTAACTCGTACCTCGGCATGTTGCGCCACATGGATGCCTACAAGCTGAGACGGTGGATCTGCAAGACGGTGGTAACGTCCCCCATCGGCGCGGTGTTCAGCCATTCCCCAGACTACACGAAAGTAATCATCAAGCCTGAGTTCACCACTAAGGCGTACTACAGACGCGAATACAAATCATTAAAACAACACTTAAAATTCAATATCTTATGAAGTACGGTAAATTCGAGTGCGGTACACTCAGAGTGCCGCAGAACTACCCCTGCTCTATCGAGCTGGACGGTCAAATCATCCACAATCCCACAGAAGAGCAATTCCTTGCCGCCGGATATCTGCCCATAGAGGAAAGCGAACCCGAAGAGCGGGAGGGCAAGGTGGCGATTGCGACCTACGCAGTTGACACGGCTAATAACAAGATTGTACAGACGTGGGCATACTACGACGAGCCGGAAGAGCTCATCGAAGACAATGTGTCAGAACCAGAAGAAGAATAGAATGTTTAACCAGCGGGGCTGGCTTCGGCTGGCTCCGCATAATACTATAGACAATGGAAATACTTAATGGAATCGGAAACATGATGCTCATAGCAATCATGGCATCACTCATCGTTCTGTTCGCTATGATTATCGACCTGTTCAGTGGCTTACGGAAAGCCAAGATACGGGGCGATTTGCGCTCGTCGGAAGCCTTGAAGCGAACCCTAACCAAGTTCATCACCTATGAGGGCGGCATGGGCATCGCACTGGGTGTTGACATGCTCATCCACTTTAGTAAGCTGCCCCAGTTGTTTGGCCTCGATGTCATCTACGGTGTGCCGGTAGTCACATGCCTGGTCGGTGTGTTCCTGCTCGTGGTGGAGTTCCTCAGCGTCCGCGAAAAGGCAGACCAGAAGACCAAAAAGCAGATGAACGATGCCGCGAAGCTGTTGAACGACATGCTGCAAAACGACAACCTCAGAGAGGTGTTCAGAGTCGCCATTGAACAGGAAGCAAGAACCAAGACGGAGGAGGTAGAATCATGAGCAAGATACGTACATGGCTGGAAGGGTCCAACAGAAAGAAACACCTCATTGGAGTGTTTCTCTTATCACTCTTTGGTACTATCCTCATGGGAATCGGTGCCATAATCGGGATGGAGTTCAAAGATTGTCACCATAGCTACGGCAATGCAAACAAACCTCTGCGTGATTGGAACTGGTCGGCATGGGACTGGAACGACGTATGGGCTGGGCTGGCAGGGTGTTTGCTGGCTGGACTAATCCACTTCGCTCTATTCCTCGTGATAAAATAAGAAACGCAGTTATTTTACTTTCATATCAAAAAAGAAAATAAGACTATGGCTAAAATAGAAACCCTCGCCCCGTTCGTACTCTCTTTCGAGGGCGGTTTTGTAAACCATCCCAATGACAAGGGCGGTGCCACCAACAAGGGCGTGACTATCGCCACATGGAGAAAAGTCGGCTATGACAAGGACGGTGACGGCGACATTGATGTGGACGACCTTAAGCTCATCACCGATGAGGAGGCTGTAAATGCCGTCCTGCGTCCACATTACTGGAACAGATGGAAAGCCGACCAGATAAAGAGCCAGTCTGTCGCAAACATCCTCGTGGACTGGGTATGGGGCAGTGGTGCCAACGGCATCAAGATACCACAGCGGATGCTCGGTGTGGCGGCTGACGGCATCGTGGGTCCCAAGACCCTGCAAGCCCTCAATGCGCAGAACCCGCAGAAGTTTTTCAAGCTCATCAAGGAGCGCAGACGGAAATTCTTCAAGGATATCGTAAAGAACAACCCCAGCCAGAAAGTGTTCCTCAAAGGCTGGAACAGACGGCTCGACTGCATCTGCTTCGGCTATCTGAAAGACAACAGGGGACGCACCATCAAATTCTCAGACCAATGAAAAAAAGTTTGTTTGCAAAGAAAATCCGCTGTGTGCTTATCATGTTCACACTCAGCATGTCCTTATTCCCGCTCATATCCTGCAAAGGTACTCAGAAGATAGAGTACGTCACAAAGACAGAATATGTGCACGACACCGCGACGAAACTGGAATACATACACGACACAACCAAGACCACGGAGGTAAGGGTTGACAGTGTTGACAGGATTGTCGAGAAAACCGTGTATGTTGACAGCAACGGAGTAGTCCATGAAAGGGAGGTGGAACGCCTCACTCGGTACATCTACGATTTGAAAGACGCATACAACTCATACGAGCATGTGCTGAAAGAACGTATAGCGGAACTCAAACAGGAGTTGGAATCCAAGGAGGAAACAAAGGTTGTTGAAAAGAAAGTGTACGTTTGGTGGCCGCTATGGGTGGCGATAGGCCTTATCGTCACCGCTGTGGCCGCTGTGGTGGTCTTTGAAAAGGTAATGAACAAACTGGCAGAGCAGGAAGGCGGGTGACGCACCGGCTCATTTGCCCTTGCGTAGCTGTCTGAGCCTCTCGGTCAGTTCCGCAATCTGACTTTCGATTTCTTCTTCTTCATTCTTGCGTGAGCCATGTTCGTCCCAGACGTTCATGGCTTCATCTTTTTTCTTCCTGCTGATGCTGATGTACGGCTCCATGGCCTGTATGCTGCTGTGGCCTGTGTACTCAATGACCTGTGTTGCCGTCAGCCCCATGTCGAGGGAATTGACCACGAACGTCTTTCTTCCGACATGGGTCGTCATCAGCTCGTACTTCTTATAGACAGTCTCGCACTTCTCGTGCTGCCTGTACTCCACTTTTCGGATCTGCTGTGTCAGCCCTGCGAGTTTTCCAATCTGCTTTAGGTATAGTTCCACGCTGTTCATGTTGAGGAACGGGAACAGATTCTCGCCCGGCTGACGCATATACTTCTCGACGATGCGCAGAGCGTATCGATTCAGCCTGTTCTCGATGTACGTGCCAGTCTTGCGGATGGTGAGGTGCATAAAGCCGTCCTCAATGTCCGTCTTTCGCAACGCCATCACGTCAGAATGCCGCAGACCAGTATAACACTGGAACAGGAAAATATCGCGTGAGAGGTCCATTGCACCCTCCAATTCGAGGGATTCCACCGCGCCTATCTCGTCCATCGTGAGGAACACCACAAGGCTCTCGCGCTTGCCCGGTGTCTTAAGGTCGAACTTGTACCGCTCGAAATCATTCCCGCAATACCCCTTGCGGAAGCACCAACGGAGGAACCAGCGCAGGTAGGCATGCTGGTTCTTTGCCGAGCGGTTGGACATACCCTTTGACACACACCATTCGATATAGCGCGTCACACCGTCCAGTGTGGCCAGTCTGGCAATGGTGATATCGGGGTCGAACTCGCCCAGCTTGCGCAGGAATCCGCGCAGGTTGTCAAGGGTGGTGTCGGCGAGGTCCCGGCGGTGTTTCTCCGAGGTGAGGAATTCCAGCCACACGTCCGACGGTGTACGCCTGCTTGCCGGGGACTTCCTGCCTGGCTTTCCTTTCGCCTTGGCCATAAGTGCGGAGAAGTTAATGTCTTCCACGTCGCCCTCGCCACGGGCAATCTTCTGGCATTCCCATTCGATGTCATCATGGAACGTGCGCAGTATCTTCATGCACTCCCTATGGTTGGGGTGAGCCTTGGACTTGTCATAAGGCTCGTTGTTGTAGTCTGCCCGAAGAGCCTCTATCTGCTCAAGGGACATATTGACTCCAATGGTGGTGTTATAACGCCTGTGCATAACACAGACCGACAAGCGGACAGAATACCTGCCCTTCTTGTCGGTCCATGAGCTTGGAGAGATTCTTATGTTCACATTCTTTCCAATTATGCAGAATTTATACACACTTTTATATGATAATGGGTGATATTGTATAATAATACCATATTATCATAATTAGCTCAATCTACACTGGTTGACATCGCCCAAAACAGCGTCTTGGAAATGATGTCTTTTTTCATGTTGATTGAATTTTAGATATTTAAATTATTAATGTGTGTTTACTGCTGGTTTTTGGGTTGTCTGAGGGGTCTGGGGCGGGGTGCCTGCGGAGTCCTGTAGGGAGGGGGACAGGGAGGGCGAGACGCGGCGTTTGCGGGTGGTGACGGGCATGGAGTTGAAGAAGGGGACGAACATGTCGCCCTCGCCCGTGAGGAGCCAAGTGGCGGATATCCCGTAGGTGGTGACCATGGGGAGGATCCAGTCGAAGTGGAAGTGGGCCACGTCTGGGTTCTTGCGCTGGGCGTAGAGGTTTCGCTTGTCGATGCCGTACAGCTCGCAGTAGGGCTGGATGCCGCCGACCGCGCGCCGGGAGATAATGACCTCCAGAGCCTCGTAGAAGCGTCCGATTACTTTTTTGTCTGTTTCTGTATTCATGTCAAAAAATTATTTAATCCTCCTTGAATCTTTTTGCCTCTTCTTTCAACTCCTCGGCATGGGTAAAGATGTCATCAAGGGTAGTGAGTGGGTATCTCGCCTCAGACTTATCACCTTTGACTATACCTATACGTTTGTTAGCACTGTTGAAATACAGACGACAAATCGTTTTTCGATTGTTATCATCAATCAGTATGGCAAAATAGGTCTGCGCATCCCTGTAGGTTATACGTTCAGATGGTAGAACGTTTCTTAATATAGATTTCACTATATAGTAGCCCTCCAACTCCTCCTCTGTAGTTAAGATTTGGTGTTCATCCTGTGATACTGTCGGCTCCTCCACTTGCTCGGCTTGCGCAACTGGTTCGGATTTCGTTTCGGTTGAAGAGATGGCAATATTCAGCCTGTCGGCAATAGCATCATTAATGTGGTCGTTCAATGAGCGTTTGACAATCTCTCTAAACTGCTCGATGACCTTTTGCGTAACCATGCCCTCAAACACACGCTTGGCTAATAGTCGCACCATATCATCGGATGGGCTCTGGAACTCATCACGGATGACGGCTTTCAACTCGGACATGTACTTCAATTCAGATGCCGAACTCAAGATATCTTCAAGGTTAAAATACGACTTATGGAATTGACGCAAGGCTGTTATCTGGTCTTCCTTCAATTTTGCCATATTCACTACCAAGAATGGAGTCGTATCCATAAGATTAGGCTTATTCAAATCAGAATAGAAGCGGTACTCAATACCATTCGTGAGAACGCCAAATCTGGCCTTGGATGAAGTGAAATACCGTTGAAGTTGGGTCTCGTGAAGATTGAGGTCCTGTTGCCAATGCTTACATTCAAAAAGCATAATAGTCTCACCGTCCTTTTGGATAGCGTAGTCTATTTTCTCGCCTTTCTTCTTCACGAGGTCACAATCCAGTTCCGGTACAACCTCCGTAGGGTCGAATACATCATACCCCAGAGCCTGAATAAAAGGCATAATGAAGGCATTTTTAGTAGCTTCTTCGGTCAAAATGTTATCCTTAATCTTTTCGACTCGTGCGGACAACTGCTTGATTTGGTCCTTGAAATCCATATTATTTTATTTTACTTTCTATGATAGCGATAAGTCTGTCTATTTGGTCAGTTTGTTTGCTGATAGTAGCCTGTTGTGAGGATATTATCGAGTATAGTTCTGTAGGTGCGGTATTGATATTGTCGCCTTGATAGTTGTTACCACGCTGATGAGAAGTATTGATAGAGTACTTCCCATCAAGCAACATAACCCCATCTCCAGTAAGAAGCCATGACCGAGAAATATCTGGGTACTGGGATATGATTTTTTCTGCCAAATTCACAGAAATTCTCTTTGTTTTTCCAATTTTCATGTCGTGAATTGTCGTTGGATTTACTCCAATTTTTTGACAGAAATTTGCTGAATTTAGCCCTGTGTACGCCAATAATTCGCGCATTATTTCATAAGCATTAAAACTTTTTTTAGTATCTATATTGTTGTTATCCATTACATTAGGGTTTTTGGTAAAAATAATTTTAGATTTTTTCTGTTTATATCAGATATTTTCTGTATTTTTGTACCCGAATTTGTAACCCATTTAGGGTACAAAGATACAAAGAAATTTTAAACCCACAAATAAAAAGATTATGACACAGCAAGAATTTGAAACCCTGTATGGGAAAAAGGTAGGAGAAAACGAGTTCGAGGTCATCAACGCGATGTACATGCTTGACGACAACGAGACCAAGCAGCAATTCGTAGCCCGCTACAAGAAGATGGGCAAGGACGAGTTGATGGACGCTTACATCAGGCTCAACTCCAACAGCAAGAAGTACACGGACGGGCTCAACAAGCAGATTAAGGAGCTGGCCGGACGTGCCACGGTAGCCGAGCAGACGGTTGCCGAACTGGAGCAGGAACAGCACGAGTTCTTACAGATGAGCGTGGTCTATCTGCACAGCTACAAGACCGACCTGCTGCTTGACGTGGTGCGCGAGAAGATGGGCACACTGGACTACTACAAGGAGCTGCTGGCCGCAGGGTGCACCCCCACCAAGGCAGACCTCGAAATGTTCATCAAGGAGCTGGAGGGGAGCAAGGAATAAGTATTATGAACCTATGGGGGGGGGCTGGGCCTCGCATGAACTCCAGCCGACCCCCTTTCTAAAGCACAATCGGACAATGAAAATAGTAAAATTCATGGTGGGCGACTGGCTTGAGCTCAACGGGAAGCGCGTCAAGGTCATAGAGACAAAGTCCAACGGCACACTCCTTGTGAGCGACGGCGAGACATGCCATAGTGGCGAAAAGGTACGGTTCATCCCCCTCTCCCCCGAAATACTGGAGGGAAACGACTTCTGGGAAGCGGACAACGTATGGTCGTGGTGGAACGACGAGCTGACGCAGTCGGTTGACATCTACTGGGAGTACGACGTGGCCCATGTGGAAGTAGAGAACGGACTGCAGACCCATATAGAGACCCGCATCACCGACGTGGACGAGCTGCAGCACCTGCTCAGAGTCGCGGACATAGACCTTGACATCAAACTATAGGAGGGCGCGACATGGCAAAGATAAGCAAAAGCATCTGGGGCAGCACGTGGAAGGTGCAGGAACAGATAGGCAACACGCTCCTTTACTCCAGCTTCGACACCTTTGATGAAGCCGTGGCCTACTGCGAGGAGCGGCATCTGGAAATAGAGATATGGTAAGGAGGGACGACACATGAACAGACAGCCCAAGCCAAGGTACAAGACCACGACGGCCAAGGATGCCACCACGGCACCGAGAGGCGGGAGTGCCGCCGACATGAAGTGCATAGAGTTGCCGGAATACATAGTGTTCGCCACGGGCGACTTCCCAGTGGTGTGCGGTGACCTCGCAGACGCGCTGGACTATGCCAGGAAAGAGAGCACCAAGGAGCTGAACGCCGGGAGAGAGTACAGGGTGTTCAACATGACCACAGGCCGCTTCACCTGCACCTACAAGGACGGAACATCGGACAATTAACCAACAACACAAAAATCGAATAGCAATGGAACAAACAGCACAAAACAGAACAGCAATGGAAGCCACGGCTCACTTTTACGACGGTGACACAGATGTCGCCCTGCAGTACCCCAACGAACGGGGCGGAAGCACGTTCTACTTCTGCGACGAAGTGAGCGAGATACTGAACTATGCCGAACGGAACGGCATGGACATCACCAACGTAATTACACACCACGACTGCTGAGCGGGCATGTCGGGAAGGATGCCGCATCATGCGCGGTGCTCGGTTTTTTTGTCTTTCATTTGTTTTTCCGAGCCGCCCGTCACCCCAGACATCCGTTCCCGACACCTGCGGCAGTCCGCAACACCATCATGCCACTATGGACAACAAGAGATTTCTGACAAGCAAGGAGACAGCCGAATACCTCGACATACCGTTGAACTCCCTCTACGCGATGAGCTGCCAGCGGGTCATCACCTACTACCAGTGCGGAAAGAGGAACTACTACGACATCAACGACATCTACGAGTACATCACGCGCCACAAGATACCCGCCGGAAGCCCGAAGAAAGGCCACAGGAGGCTGAAACGGGAAGCAGGGGAAAAGGCGAGACAGGAAGAGCCTACAGAGAATCGGTAGGCAGGCAGGCATGAGCGGGACAAACAATCTGGACTGACCGCCGACGGGAGCGAGACCCGGCATGCCTCAAACAAAAAACACGAACCCATGAACGGAGAAATGAAACAGACGATATGGCAGGAAGCGGACGAACGCGCCCTGTGCGCCCTGCCCGACGGTACGCAGGTACTCACCGACAGGCGCGAAGTAATCACCAAGGAAGACGGCTGGTGGTGGCAAAGCAACGGCATTGCCGCCAACACCAAGGGCATAAAGAAAATAATCATCATACCAGAAGAATAGACATGAAGAAGTACGGACTCATAAACAAGACGACGCTCAAATGGCGCAACAAGGAGCGCAATAGCGACATCTACAGGGACTATATCGGGTACTTGGAAGCTGGCAACCCCATCGGGGACATCTACGTGGAACTGGCAAGGGCGTACACCCTCTCGTACCGAACCATCCAGAACATCGTCACCGCCGAGCGCAAGGCGGCGGGCAGGACCGCCACCGAAGACATGGCGATAGCGCAGAGTGCGGCAGAAAGGAGATAGGAAAATGGGCAAGGTCACGGCATCTTACTTTTGTCATAATGGGTTTAATGGGTTAATACATTATGCCGTGGCGATGGGGGGGCGGGAGCCGTCTCTGTTCCGGTCTCATTTCGGAGGCGCCAACCGTCCGCGTGTTCAATCCACGCCTTGCCCGCAAAGCACATTATTAATCACCACAAACAATAATCGAATATGGAATTAAGACTGCAGACGCTGACCCTCGACTACTTCAAGGGGGCTCAGCACCAGAGAATCGAAATGAAGCCGCAGGGCGACACCGTGATAGTCGGTGACAACAGGAGCGGCAAGACAACCCTGTTCGACGCCTACGCCTTTGCGTGGACTGGCAAGGACAGCCTCGGCCGGAAGGAGTTCGGCATCAAGACCAAGGTAGGAGGCGAGGCGGTGCACAGCTGCGACCACACCGTCACCGCCGAGTTCGACGTGGACGGCAGGCCCCTCACGGTGTGCAGGGTGTACAGGGAAGTGTGGAGCCGTCCGTCGGGCAGCGAGAGCGACATGCTGACAGGGCACGAGACCCGCTACTACATCGACGGGCTGGAGAAGAAGACCAAGCGCGAGTTCGACAGCGAGCTGGCAGAGATAGTCGGGGAAGAAGACTTCCGACTGCTCAGTGACGTGACCTACTTCTTCAGCCTTACGCCCGAAGACCAGAAGAGGCTCCTGTTCTCGCTCGTCCGTCCCGTCACCAACGACGACGTGATGGCCTATGAGCCGCGCCTTGGGGAGCTGACGGAGCTTGCCGGGGAGCTGACGGACATACTCAGAGGCAAGACCATCGAAGCCTACCGCAAGGAAGTGAACGAAGCCCGCAACACCTTGAAGAAAGACTTGGAGGGCATCCCCGTCAAGATAGCCGCCAAGCAGGAAGACATGCCCGAGGTGGAAGACTGGGAGGCGTTGGAGCGCGACCGACAGGAAGCCATGCAGAAGCGGCAGGAAGCGGACAGCGAACTCGCGGACATAGCCAACAGGGAAAAGGCGTCGCAGGACAAGCGCGTCGCCATGCAGAAGAAGATAGGCGACAAGCGAGTGGAGCTCACCAAGGAGCAGAACAGGCTCAGAGAAGCCGCCAACACCGAGCGCACCGCCATAATGAACACCATCAGAGACCTTGAACAGGAGAAAGCGCAGAAGCAACGCACCATCGAGCGTGACACCAAGACCATCACGGAACGGCGCAATGCGATAGCCCGGCACCAAAAAGAAGCCGCCCGGCTGGAGGAAGAAATGGGTAGGCTGCGCGAAGAGTACTACAGGATAAACGCTGAGCAGTTTGTCATGCCGCAGAACGAGACGGTGTGCCCCACCTGCCTGCGACCGCTCGAAATGGGCGAACTCGCGTCCAAGGAAGCCATCCTGCGCGAACGCTTCAACGAAGACAAGAGCCGACGGCTGAACGAAAACAAGACCAAAGGCTCGTCGAAGAAGCAGGCACAGGCGATAGAGAACCAGTACATCGCGGACTACACCTCGGAAATCGAGGATCTGGAAGAGGGCATCAAGATACTCAACGAGAACATCACCAAGATAGACACCGATATCGCCCACATGCGCGAGACCCTCCCAGAGGAAGTCACGGAGGCACCGACCAGTCCCGTCATGAAGTCCCTCGAATCCGAGATTGCGGCCATGGAGAGCGAGTTCGCCGCCATGGGCGAAGTGCAGCACACCGACACCACCGACTTGAAGAGCCGCAAGGCTGCCCTTGACACCGCGATAAGCGGCTTCGACAGACGACTTGCCAACCGCGACCACTACAACCGCATACAGAGCGGCATCGACGAGCTGAAAGAGAAGCAGCGCAGCATCAACAAGGAGCTTGCCAAGGCCGACAAGATTGCGGAGCTGGTGGAGGCGTTCATCAAGACCAAGGACGCGATGATAGTGGAGCGCATCAACGCCCTGTTCCAAGTGGCGAAGTTCAGCTTCCTGTCACAACGGCTCAACGGAAAGGACAACATCACCTGCTCATGCACCGTGAACGGCGTGGACTACAAGGACGTGAACAATGCCGGGCGCATCAACGCCGGGCTGGATGTCATCAATGCCTTCTGCCGTGCCAAGGGCATCAACATACCCATCTTCATCGACAATGCCGAGAGTGTGCAGGAATTCCTCCCCACCGACAGCCAGAAGATACTCCTGTACGTGCGACAGGGCGACAACATGCCCGACGGTGCGGTTCTTTTGGCTTCTGACGCGTTGAAATAACCCAAGCAATAAAAGAGTACCCGAAATCAACTTTAACGCATTAGAAAGCCGAAAAATGGAAATAAGCGACAACACACGAATCATCGACCTCACCGTGGGGGAATTCAAGAGCCTCGTCAACGACATCGTGAAAGGGGTTGACACCCCGAAGCAACGCAGGGTAGTGAAAGGCATAGCCGGAATCATGGAGCTGTTCAATGTGGGACAGGCCACCGCCCAGCGGTACAAGAACGGCATACTTGCACCAGCCGTGCAGCAAGCCGGCAGAGGATGCTCGTTTGTCGTTGACGTGGAATTGGCAACAGAACTTTTCAACAATCACAAAAATCAATAGTAACATGGAATTCAAAGTAACAGAAACCGAAAAAGGTTTCATCATCGAAGACAAGAATGGTGAGAAGGCGGAAGTTTCCTTCTCCAGTATTTTCAAGAAAGCAGGACGCAACGAAGACGGATCGCTCCCCAAGTCGGTTCTGGATGGTGCCGTCATAAGCATCTGCCAAGACGCGGAAGGCAAGCCCAACGGTGTCCGTGTGCAGGCCCTCGGTGAAGACTTCGCCATCAGTCTGCACGATGCCGAGAACGGCAAGGACAACTTCACCTACGACGAGGCGATGCAGTGGTTGAAAGACCACGGCAAGGAGACATTCAGCCGCAAGCAGGCAGGCATCATCTGCATCTATATCGACGACATCAACGACAAGTTGGAAGAGGCGGGCGGAGAGCCTTTCGCCGCCGACTGGTACACTACCAACGAGCTGTACGTCCCGAGGGACAAACGTTCGTGCGCTGATTACGCTGCGTACGACTCGTGGTGCTTCAACGGTACGATCGGCGTTTTGGGCAACTACCTCCGTTACGGCCCCTACTTCCGTTGCCGTCCGTCCCTCGCTTCGCCTTTCTCGAATTAATATTTTAAACCTTTCCAGCCCGCTTTCGGGCGGGCTGGCTTAAACACAGAATAGAATATGTCAACAACACCGAATTTACAACCCGCACAACCGCTGCCACAGACACAGCAGCCGGCAGCACCCGTGCCCAGCAAAACACCCAAGGACATCATGCGCGAAGTGCTCAGTGAACAGAGCGTGATGGATAGCGTCAAGAAAGCATGCGGAAAGCACCAAGACACCTTTGTGGCCACACTTATGGAGGTGTACGTGCAGGACGGCAAGCTGAGACAGTGCGACCCCCGCTATGTGGTGGCCGAAGGCTTGAAGGCCGTGACACTGGGGCTGCCCCTTAACAAGCAACTCGGCTTTGCCTACATACTTCCGTTCAACGAGACCGTCAAGGATGCAAACGGCAACAAGATGTATGAGCGTGACGCTTCTGGACAAGTAGCCCGCTATTCCAACGGTGTGCCGATAGTCCTAAAGCGTATGACCCCCCGTCTGGTTATCGGCTACCGTGGGTACATCCAGATGGCACTCCGTACTGGCCAGTACCTCCACATAAACACCGACGTCGTATGTGAGGGACAGCTCCGAAAGACCAATTTTCTCACTGGGGAATACGACTTCGACGGAACGAAAGAGAGCGACCATCCTGTGGGGTACTTCGCCTATATCGAGCTGAAAAGCGGATTCACCAAGACCCTTTACATGACCCTTGATGAAATGTGTGCCTATGCCATCCTGTATGGCAACGGCATACCCAATGGAGAGACTGCGGCCAGCTTGAAGAAGAAAGCCTTGGAGCAGGTCGTGACAGGACCCAAGGGGCTCGGCTGGGCGGGCGACTTTAAGAGCATGGCGTTGAAGACCGCCATCCGCAGGGTGCTGATGAACTACGGCATCATCACACCAGAAATGACCTACGCCTTTGCGTCAGACCAAGACTACAACTACAACGGCAGCGAAGACCAACCCGCGGACGGAGGGAAGACCGTCATCAACCTCGACCCGAACAACTACCATGCGGAGCCAGCCGAGACGGAGGCCGTGCAGCCAGCCCCCGCCCCACAGCAGCCTCAACAGCCACAGCAGCCTGCTGACGACGGCCCCGGCTACTAAGAACACCGAGCCGTGATTGGGAAACGCCTCCAAGGTAAGATTTGGCCAGGTCGCGGGTATCGTGCCCGCCACGGCTCCAAGACAAAAAAGTGAACAGAACATGAAACTGACAGTATTAGGCTCAAGCAGCGACGGCAACGGATACATTCTTGAGGGAGAGCGTGACGCTCTTTTCATCGAGGCTGGTGTCAGCTTCCGCACTGCCAGGCAGAGGGTTGACCTCGACAAGGTAAGGGGGCTGCTCGTCACCCATCAGCACACCGACCACAGCAAGTACATCAAGGACTACGCCGCGAGCGGGTTCCCCTGCGTGGCCCCTGCGGAGGTGTGGGAGGCGAGAGCGGCATTCACCGCAAACTCGTACAACGCCCCTGCCCCATTCGGAAAATTCGACCTCGGAGACTTCAACGTGATGGTGATACCCGCGCATCACGATGTGCCGACAGTGGGCTACATCATCAGCCACCCCGAACTCGGACGGCTGCTGTTCCTCACAGACAGCAGAGTGATGGCCACCGAGGAAGGCAGCCCCTTGGTGATTAACGGAATCAACCATGTGATGATAGAGTGCAACTACAGCTTCGAGCATCTGGAACAGGCCATATTGGAAGGCAGGACGCAACTCTTCCAGAAAGAGCGCATCATGCGCACACACATGGAGGTAGGCACCACCATAGACACCCTGCTTTCAATGAACCTATCCACCGTCTCAGAGGTTATCCTGCTGCATCTGAGTAGTAACAACAACAAAGAGGAGTATTGCCGCGAGAGGGTGGTAAAATCCATCGGGAAAGAGGTGTATGTGGCAAAGCCCGGTCTTGAGGTAGAACTGATAACAATCTGCTGACATGGAAACGATGTTATTGGAGAAACGCGACGGCATGTATGACCTGCGACCGCTCATCAACTGGTTGAGCCAGGCGCACGACGGCACCTACAAGATAGACGTGAAGCTGGTGAGGCGCCGACGCACCGTTGACCAGAACGGCTGGCTGTGGGGGTGCATATACCCTCTGTTGCATCAGGCACTCAATGCACAGGGATGGGAGTTTGTCACCGACCAGCAGGTACACGAATTCTTCAAGGCGCAGATGGCAGACGACAAAGTAATCAACAAGCACACTGGTGAGATAATAGAGATACCGCGCTCGACAAAGGAAATGGACACCGTGACCTTCTCCACCTACTGCGACCAGCTGAGGGAGTACGGACGGCAATATCTCGGCGTGGAGATACCCGACCCAGTGCCTGCTGAATACAGGAAAGGAGGCCAGGCATGAATATCGACGAAAGACTGGCGGAAGAGGTACGCCTCGTGTACCGTCACCTGTACTGGGCCACGAAGCACTTGGCAAACATCTACAACGCGGTCAAGCCGGAAGACCGGCCCGCACTGGAGGTTGACCCCAGACAGTTGTCATTGTTCGGAAACGAATCGGAGGAAGGACTATGAACGACGGAGGCTGGATAAAACTGTACCGTAGCATACTCAAATGGGAGTGGTGGGACGACCGCAATGTGCGAGAGTTGTTCATATATTGCCTGCTCATGGCCAACCATGCGGACACCCAGTGGCACGGCGAGACCATTTCGGCAGGAACATTTGTCACCAGTCGCGAAGCCCTTTCCAGAGGTACTGGTTTAAGCGAGCAGCAAGTCCGCACTGCATTAGTCAAGTTAAAGAGCACTGGAGAAATAACCAGCAAAACAACCAGCAAATTTACTATCATAACAATCTGTAATTATGCCGTTTATCAGTCTGACGACACAGACGAGCAACCAAGTAATCAACCAGCAAATAACCAGCAAATAACCAGCAATCAACCAGCAAATAACCAACAAATAACCACAAACAAGAATATAAGAAGTAAAGAAGATATTATTATAGATTCTTCCCTACGGTCAGAATCTATGTCGGACTTACCGTCCGACGATGCGTCAGCCGCCGAGGAAGAAAAAATTGATTATTCAAAACTGATTGCCTTCTGGAATGAGAAGACGCAGGGCAGGTGGGGCACGTTGCGCACCATCGATAACAACCGCCGGAAGATGGTAAGGGCGAGAATACGCACCCATGGCAAGGAAACCTTTGCCGAAGCCATTAAAAAGGCTTGTGAGTCGGATTTCCTTTCGACCGCCAAGTGGTTCACCTTCGACTGGCTCGTCTGCCCCAATAACTTCGACAAAGTCATATCCGGCAACTACGACAATCACAACGACAAAAAACCACAGAGCAATGGAAACACAGAAAACGCCCTTGGAACAGGGACAGTCACCCGTCCAGCAAACAAAGGTCTCGCCACCGATTTTTGACATGCACATCCAGATGGCGATTGCCACCAAGAAGCCCGAAGACATGAACGAAGAAGAGTTGTCGGCATACAAGGAATGGAAAGCATGGTACGACCAGAACAAGGAACGCCTTGACCGCGAGGAAAAGGAGCGCAAGGAGAAGAGAGAGCAGATACGCCTGCAAATCGAGGAGGAACGGAAAAAGGCCAGCGAGCAGGCGGCAGAATACCGCAGGAAAGTGCGCGAGCAGGAAAAGTGGGAGCGGGAAAACGCGGGGACGCTTGACTGGTTCATCGCCAAGGTACGCTATACGAGAAAGCCCTACGAAGCGATACGGATAGACAAAACGCCGGAAGATACGGAGAAATTCCTCCTTGCGGCCTACGAAGCCGAGGTGGTAAGGCGCGGGGCGAGCATGCAGCTCGACATCAACACTGGCGCGGTCATCACGGCTGTCAGCCGGTGGCTCACGAGCCATGTCAAGCCGGGACTGATGCTAAGAGGGTATATCGGCGTGGGCAAGACTACCATGATGTACGCCATCAGCAGCCTTTTCCGCTTCCTGTCGGAGCGGGAAATGGTGATAGTGGACGCGAGGAAGATTGCCGAACTGGGCAAGACTGGTTCGCCTGACTTCGACAAGCTGGCGAAATGCTCCATGCTCGGGATAGACGACCTCGGTACTGAGCCGCTCGTCGTCAAGAACTACGGAAACGACATCTCCCCTATCGTGGAGCTGTTATCGGAGCGGTACAACTACAGGCGGTTCACGGTCATCACAACCAACCTCACCAAAAAGACCGTGGACGGCACGGAGGTGGACGAGCTACTCGAGATCTATGGCGACCGCACCTACGACCGCATACGCGAGCTGTTCAACTCCATCACCTACGACGGCATGCAGAAGTCATACAGGATATAATCAAAAAACACAGCAATATGTTCAAACTGGAATTTATCGGAAACGTCTGCCAAGACGCAACAATCAAAGAATTCAACGGTCGGAAGCTCCTTGCCTTCACTGTCGCCGTGAATGAGTATTACACAGACCAGCAGGGTCAGAAGCATGAGAAGACAACCTATGTGTCATGCCTAAAGCCTGTCTTTAACGAGCAGTCCACCCTTGGGATGTACCTCAAGCAGGGAGTGAAAATCTGGGTTAGCGGAACCCCGTCTGTCCGCGGGTACACCAAGGATAACGTCGTGTTCGGCGGTCAGAACTGCAAAGTGAACGACCTTGAGCTGCTGACCTCAAAACGCACGGGAAACGCCCCAGAAGCCCATCAAAGTGCGCCGACGGTACAGAATACCGCACAGCCCCAAAGAACGCCCCAGACGGCTAATTCCGCGTCCCCGCAGGCAGGTGTACAGCCACAGGAACGGATGCCTACAGACCCAGACGGGGACCTGCCATTCTAACAACGACTAAAAGCACAATTCGAATATGGAAGATATCAAGCTACTTTACGTTGACCTGTTCTGTGGTGCGGGCGGCACCACGACAGGCGTGGAACTTGCAACGCTCCATGGCCACAAGTGCGCCAAGGTTGTCGCGTGTGTCAACCATGACGCAAACGCCATCGCGTCGCACAGGGCCAACCATCCAGAGACCGTCCATTTCACCGAGGATATACGCACCCTCGCCATGGCTCCCCTGTCAGCCGTCGTGGAGAAAAGCCGCAAGAAGTACCCCGAAGCGAAGTTGGTGCTCTGGGCATCGCTCGAATGCACCAACTTTTCGCGGGCCAAGGGAGGGCAGCCGAGGGAGGCGGACAGCAGGACGCTTGCCAACCACCTCTATCGTTACATAGAGGCACTGCGCCCCGACTACATCCAG